GGGGAAATCGGACGCCTTGATGGCGTTGAACTCCTTGACGAGGGAGTAGCCCGACATCCCTCGTTCTCCCGCCTCGTACTTGGCCTTCCAGCGGGCTAGGGCCCAGTTCCAGGCGAAGCGGGCTATGCCCGCGGCGCGACGGAAGTGGGCATCTCCCTGTTGGTCGGGATAGAGGGGGATCTTGTGGGCGAGTCCGATCACCCGTTCAACGAGAAGTATACCCGTTCAAGTCCAGCATGCCTACGCCGGTAACATGGCTGGTGCGCGCCGCGTGGACGCTGCTGGTGACGCTCTCGACCGCGTGCCGAGCGGCCCACGGGATCCCCAGGCCTCCGTCGTACGAGGACTGTGTCCCGACGCACCGCTTCTACCACGACCTCGCCGCCAGCACCGAGGACATGTCCGCGCCGGGAGAGGTGTCCTCCGATCCAGACGTGGCGCTCGACCGCGTCCTGGACGATCTGGAGTCTCAAGGGATCGCGCTCGTTCCCAAGGCGTCCGGGATCGAGGACTGGTCCAAGTTCACGACGACGTTCCCGGACACGATCTTCCTCGGCCGCGACTTCCCGACCTGGTCCGTGGCGGAGAGGGCCGAGATCCTCTGGCATGAGCGCGTCCACGTGCGGGAATACGAGCGTCTCGGCGTGGAGAGGTTCCTCGTCGTGTACGCGTTCGCCGAGGGTCGCTGGGCTCTGGAGGTGCAGGCGTACCGCGAGAGCTTTCGTGTGATGAGGACGTTCGGGATCTCCGAGGACGTCGTCCTCGGTCTCATGCGGCCCCGGGCCGAGAGCCTCTATGACAACTACGATCTCGATCAGATGCCGCGGGAATGCGCCGTGCAGGGAGCCATCGACGTGTGGATGCTCGACGTGGAGAGCGTCCCGTGAGCGTCGTGGTCGCGTGGCGCGAGGTAGAGGGGATGTATCCGGATGCTCCTCGGGACTTCGTCCCGACGCACCGCGTGCGACTCTGCGACGCGAGGACCGGAGAGGTTCTCCGAGAGGACCTGGTTCATCTGGATCCGGCAGATGCCCGCGGGATCAGGTTCGCGCGGACGCCCCTCGCGGAGACCCCGACGTACGCCGTCATCCCGGGAGGGAAGTGGCAGTGCCTGGAACGGCACGGCGTGGTCCGCGAGGAATCCGTCGTCTATCGTCCCGACTACGTGCGGCCTTCCGAGCGAGATGGGTTCGTCTACTTCGTTCAGGCCGGCCAACAAGGCCCCATCAAGATCGGATGGTCCCAGGACGTTCCCCGACGCATCGCCGAGCTCCAGGTCGCAAACGCCTCGCGACTGTCGCTGGTCGCCGTCGTGCCAGGAAAGATGCGGGACGAGGCGACGACTCACGAGCGCTTCGCGCATCTCCGGCTCGGCGCAGAGTGGTTCCAGGACGCGCCCGAGCTGCGGGCCTATTTGCGAGAGTGCGGTGATTCCCCAATAGAGGAGCCCTGAACGTAGGCACCCCTGAGCTTCGCCACGACAGTTCGACTCGTGCTCGCCTACTCGGCAAGTCCAGGCGCCGAGGACGGTCCAGTAGACGTCGAGTTCGATCCGTACTGCCCGTCGAACGGCTGGTCGGCGAACTGGCTCTGGGAGCAGGTTGAGCGGACATCGCCGCCGGCGTCGCAGGGAGAATTCAAGATCCGAGGAGGGTACGACTACAGGGAGCCGTACCAGAGACCCTGTGTCGAGCGTCCGCACAGCATCTGCCCCGGCGACTGGTTCGTGGACGAGGACGGCGAGATCGTCGTTCGCCAGAAAGCGCGGAGGTAGAGTGCGGTCGGGAAGCGCGATGTCGAGTCCGCAACACACGACGGTGAAGGTGGAGCCATCCGTGCGGTTCGGAGCCTTCGCGAACGCCTTCCGCGTCGTCGACGAGGTCGGGCCTGACTGCTTCCTCGACTTCCTCGTGTACTCGGCGGCGGAGGGAGCGGCGACGGTGGTCGCCCGGGTACGTGTTCGCCGAGACTTCCTGGGCGCGATACGCGAGCGCCTCGGCGAGGCCATGCTGGAGTTCAACGGAGAGGACCTGGGACCGTCGGCGGAGCCCAGCATCGTGTTCAGACAGGGCGCTGACGGCGCGATGCGGGGCTGAACGTGCGGGTAAGGTGACGATGAGAGGCTTTTCGCGAGCCTCGACGCGACCATGCCCGAGATCGATTTCCAAGCCAACCAGTTCCGAACGTACCGGGCGGCCATCGATGGCATCAGCCTCGGTTTCATCGCGACCGGATCGGGAGGATACAGTCCTCGGAAGGGGGAGACGCTCCAGTACGACGGCACGACCGTCGTACTGAGCGACGGGCGAGAGTTCGCCGACGTCCCGCAGCTGCGCAGCGCCATCCGAGAACGATGGTTCGTGCCCCTCGACGAGGTCGCTCCCGTCTATCGCCCGCGACCGGCCGGGATCCGCGTGCGCGGGACAGAACAGCACGGCAGAGAACGTGCTCCCGTCTTCTCGGTCGAGACGCAGCGTGCCGAGGAGGACGTCGTCCTCTCGGTGGACGACAGGCGCAGGCGCAGAGAGTCGAAGAATGCGGACGCCGCCAGGCGCGTCCCCGTCGAGTCGACTTCGGCGTGGCTCGCCATGAAGCCAGACAGGGAAGTCCTGGAGATGGTCCGGGAGATGGAACTCGAGCTGGGACAGGTCAACAGGACCGAACCTTCCGTCGCGCCCAGGAAGTCCGAGGTATCGGGCGAGGCGGACCTGCTCGATCTGCTGGCGTCCATCGAAGCCCTCACCGTCGGCCAAGCTCGTCCCGCTCCGAGGGCGGCGCAGGCTGCCGGGAAGCGGTACGCCGTCGAGCGCCAGGAAGACCTGCACGTGACCCTCGGAGGGAACAAGGAGATCGTCGACGACTTCGGTCAGCCCGGCTCTGCCGTGGGCGCGGTGGGAGGTCGGAGACGGATGCCAGTCGAGCGCCAGCAGGACATCGACCTCGGAGACATCGCCCCGGCCAAGCCGGTCTACGAGAGCCCGAAGCCCAGCCCGCGACTCGGCGGGAGCGGAGCCATCGTCGTGGACGAGGAGCGCGACGTGGGGGCGATCCGCCTGTCGGGGCAGGGTCCCATCCGCATGGAGGAGGCTGCCGTGGCGAGCACGAGCCACGAGTCGATCAGGATGGGTGACGTCGAGGTGGGCAGGAGGGAGGCCCGAGGGTCGACGGAGGAGAGCGGCCAGGAGGGAGTCGCGGTCGGGCGCATCCTGTCCCCTACCCACAGGCGGTTCGTCGCGGACGACAGCAACACGTCCAGCTCGGCCATAGAGAGGACGCAGGAGGGAGCGCAGCTTCGCGTCGAGAAGTTCCCGGTCCACGCGGAGGAGCAGGAGGCCGGCGTGGTCGCGAAGATCGCCCGTACTCGCGGCGGGGTCGCCACGGGCGACGTCCAGGAGGCCATCTCTGGCGATGATCTTCCCGAGATCTTGCCGGACGCTGCCACAGGCCCGGCTCCTCGGAGCGAGATGCCCCCAGAGGTGAAGGCGGCCTACGACGTGGTGCGAGCCGTGCTGCCGGACTTCGAGTGGAACCGAGATCGGCCTCTCAAGCAGAGGATCGAGGACGCGATGAAGCACGCGGACAACGATCCCTTCTTCAGAGGGATCCTGGCGGTGGAGACGGATCTCGCTCGCGCGGAGATCAAGAAGCGTCTCGCCGAGACGAAGACCGGCTAATCTCGGTTTTCGCTTGATGGGGATCCCTCGTGCGAGGGGCCATGTCACGCTCGCGAAAGGCCGGCAGCCAGGCCGGATGGGCGCTCATCTCGGGCGGCGTGAGTGCCGCCCGGGTAGACGTCCACCGACTCCACCAGCTCATCGGGAAGGTGGTCAAGCTCGTGAAGACGAGCCCGGCTCGCGAGCACATTTTCCAGGTGGCTGGCGACCTCCTCGTGGTCGTGCCGCAGACCATCGAGAGGCTGGAGCAGCAGCTCGACGAGACGAGCTATGCGCTGTCGATCATGGGCAGAGACCACCTCAAGGACCGGCTCCAGCTCAGCCGGAGAACGAGGGTGGACGAGACCGTGGAGGGGGCACCGGCGTTCGGATCGCACATGCTGCGGGGATCCGCCCGCAGGGTTGCCGAGCGTCATCTCGCCCGCCGCGTGGCCGACAGGCACGGGAGGGCGTAGGTGCCGGACTTCGGCATCAGGACGGCTCAGTCCGAGTTCGGCAAGGCCGTCGAGGGGAAGAAGTTCCGCCACCCCGAGACGGGGAACATGGTGCTCTACACGTCCCTCCCGATGGCGGAGCAGCACCGCATCTACGAGGACTGGAAGCGTTCGGAGGAGGACGGGAAGTCGCCAGGGAAGTCTCGAGCGAAGGTCGAGACCAAGAAGCACTGGAAACCCGTGCGGATGGACGACATCTACGACGACGACGTGATCGTCTACGAGCACGACGGCGAGACGTTCATGGGACGCGTCGTGAGGAGCCAGGGGACGAAGGAGAAGGCCACGAAGTTCTGGGTCGTCCCCATCGATCCCGAGACGGGACGCCGGTCGTCGACCAGGGAGTTCTCCTTCGACGAGGAGAAGATCAAGGAACGACGTGCCAAGCTCGTCCCCGCGGGGGACGCACCGGGCAAGAGTGCGCCCGTGCTGTCTCCCGAGCAGAGGAAGAAGCTGGAGGAGGAGGCCAAGCGAAAGAGGGAAGAGGAGGAGAAGAGAGAGAAGGCGAGGAAGAAGGCCGTGGAGAGGATGGGCAAGACAGGCAAGCCCGTCGACAAGGTCTCCGATCTGAGAGAGGGCGACGTGGTCGCCTACCACTCGGGCGGCGAGGTGCACCACGGCCGAGTGATCGAGGCGAAGCCGCACAAGATCTCGGTCCTCCCCATCGATCCGGAGACGGGGCGGATCCTGGAGCCCGTGTTCGACGAGCTGCGAGCTCACGACATGAGGGGGTTCGACGTCCATCGTGTCGACGACGAGCACGCCCCCGAGGATCCGAAGAAGGACAACATCCTCCAGGTACTCAAGAGCCTGCGCCGGCTCCCGGAGGACCCCAAGCTCTACTTCCGGCAGGTGCCTGGATCGAAGCCCGTCGACATCGGACAGGTCAAGCCGGGAAAGGTCCGTCTCCGCGGGGTGATGCACGCGAACGATCTGATGGAAGCCGCGCGGAAGAAGGGACTCCCTCGAGATCCGATCAGCTTGATCGACAACGGAGACGGAACGTACACGGTCCGCGATGGGAACTCGACGTTCACGAACGCGCGTCTCAGCGGATGGAAGCGCATTCCAGCCGTCGTGAAGACGCGCGCCGAGTGGGAGGAGCACGACCGCAGGGAGAAGGAGCGGGAGGAGAAGGAGCGGGAGGAGAAGGAGCGAGCCAAGTTCGTGCCGTCGTTCGGAGCCGTTCCCCACATCACCGCGCGGAAGGCCCCGAGGGAACGCCCGGAAGGATTCTCGGGAACGAAGGCTCGCGTCGCGGACCTGCACCAGGGTGACGAGATCGGCTACAGGTTCCAGGGGCGCTGGTACGTGGGGCGCGTGGACAAGGTCTCGGACGGGAAGGTCGTCCTCGACGTCCTCCATCCGGCGACGGGCGAGATGGTGCGGTGGGACTATGCTCGCCTGGACGACAAGGAGCTTGCGGAGAGCGATGCCGTGGTGCTCGCGGACTACGGCTTCCCGGAGATCGCCGAAGCGAGCAAGAAGAAGAAGGCCGCGATCCAGGAGATCTCGGACATCGCGGAGACGGTGCGCCGTGCATACAGGTCACAGTGGCAGGAATGGCCGGGCTACAAGACGCTCGTGGACGAGAAGTCGGAGAAGGGCATCCTCCCGAGCGACACGGAGGATGACTATCCTGGGCGCGGGCAGGACAAGCTCGACCACATCTGGCCCGTGGAGCTACGGCAGCCGCGCGAGAAGGAGCGGGCTCTTCCCCTGCCGTCCGACAACGACGAGAAGAGGGAGAAGAGGATCGGGCCCACTTACTACAACAAGAATCGGAAGGTGCCGTACAGGACCAAGTCCGAGCCGGGAGAGGAGTACGGGCACCCGACGAAGCTCGACTACAACTACGTGAGGCGGCGCCAGGACGTCACCGCTGGCGAGGACGGCGAGCGGGAGGCGGCGGGCCTGTTCCCCGTCGTTCACCAGAAGAGCCAGAGAGGCCCGTCCCGCGTCTACTACAAGCAGTGGTACCTGCGCCATCGCGAGCCGATCAAGCGCCGGGAGAGAGTCAAGTACAGGACTAGGCTCAAGTTCGATCCGCGCGACAAGCTGCGGCGCAAGTACAGACGTCTCTATCCGCTCCGGTACAAGCGTCGGGGGCTCGGCCCGATGACTCCCGCCGAGCGGTCTCGCGAGTGGAGACGGGAGCAGGCTCTCCAGGAGCGTCGCGCGGCCTCTCACGTCGCCGGCCTGGAGGCACTCGCGGAGGCGATGGAGATCCTCGGCCTCGACGTCCTCGCGGGAAACTGGCCCGTCGACTGGAACACCCACCACAAGAAGGTCGAGCCGCCCGAGCAGCTCGACCAGAACTACGCGCCGTCGCAGCCACGCGGCACGGTCCCGCGCAAGGACCCCGAGAAGCAGAAGGGCGAGCCTCTCCGAGCTCCCGACCTGGACCGCAAGCCGCAGAAGGGTCTCCAGTGGAAGATCGAGCCCGCGGCGCCGGGAGGCACGTACCCGATCCGCGAGGTGAACAATCCCGGCAGCGGCTCGGGCAAGGTCATCCCGATGTGGGGGGACTTCGTCAACAACACGCAGCAGGTGCCCGACGGCCGCCAGGACAGGTACGTGCGCAACGACAACTTCGAGGTGAAGACGGCCTACACGCTGCCCGAGATCCTCGACCGGGTCGACTCCAAGATCAAGACCAGGGCGACGGGGCTCGATCCCAGGCTCGAGCGCACCGACACGAAGAACTGGATCTGGACGTGGCGTGTCGGGAAGCACGTGGTCCGGGTGCAGGCGTTCAAGCGCGGCCGCGCCACCAACATCGACAAGCTCAACCTGCGGGTCTCGTGCTCGTGCCCGTTCTGGCAGTGGTGGGGCCCCGAGCACTGGGCGCAGAAGGCCAACTACCTGCGCGGGAACCCGAGGGGGACGGCCACCCCTCCTAGAGTTCGCGATCCGGCCCACTGGAGGCCCGTCTGCAAGCACGCCTACGCCGTCCTACGGCGGTCGCGCGACTTCTTCGTACGGCCCGAGAAGTCCCCGCTCCGGCGTCTCGCTCGGTTTTCCGTCGATAGGGACGAGAGGATCGAGGTCGAGATCTTGTCCCCGATTCCATCCAACGTGGCGCTCCGAGTCGCCGAGCGCGAGATCGGCAGGCGGGTACTGCGACGGTATCTTGGCGAGGGAGGGGACTGACGTGCCGCTCTACAGCTACCGCTGCTCTCCGTGCGACCTCGCCTTCGACGAGATGGCTCCGATGGCCGACTACCAGAAGCCGCAGCCGTGTCCGAGCTGCGGCGAGCCTGCGCCCCGCGTCGTGGGTGACCGGTTCCCCGGCTTCGTCCTCGCGGGAGACGGCTGGACGAGCAAGAACCTGCGGATCGCCGGGCAGATGCGGAGGAAGAACGAGCGCCTCGCCGCGCGCGAGCGCGAGATGAGAGGCGACGGCACGGTCCCTCGTCTCCTGCCGAACGTGGGCGGAGAGCAGGCGGACTCGTGGTCTGACGCTGCCCGGCTCGCGAAGGACCGCGGTCTCGACTCCTCGGGATACGAGAACAGAGCCCGCGAGGAGAAGGCGAAGACCGCATGAGTTCTCCGATCCCCATCCCGAACGTCCTGGACAGGGCTCCCGCGTACCTGACCTTCCAGTTCAGGAACGACTCGAACATCCTCGGCTACCGCATCCGCGTGGCCAACTCCCTGGACAACGCGTACGGGGCCTTCAACGGCGTGGGCGGAGTCGGGACGACGGCCCTCTTCGACGTGAGCCGGGACCAGTCTCTCATCACGAAGCCCATTCGCCTGCGCAGGACCGCCATCATGGGCGACACGACGCGCGGACACACGCGGGCGACGTTCGACCCGAACGAGTTCTTCGGCCTCTCCCCCGAAGTCCCGGCCGACAGCCAGATGTGGTTCGTACGTGTCCAGGTACGGACGGTGGCCTCTCCCGCGTTCCCGGGCGCTGCCACGGCGTCGAACCAGAGCGACATCCTGATCGTGCAGGATCCGGCGTTCTTCGTCGTGCCGCGTCCTGCTCTCACCCTGGCCGGGACTGCTCCCAGCCTGGCCACGGCGGCGGCGGGTCTCCCGGCGCCTCCCGAGGCGATGATCTTCCACCTCCCGGCGTTCGGCGACTCGCTCGTGCTCACCAACCTCGACGGCGCGCTCGATCTCTTCTACGCGACCGGCCGCTACCAGCCCCTCGCCGTGGTCCCTCCCAACACGACCATCAGCCACACGACGGGCATGAAGGACGAGCTGGTGATCTGCGCGACCGGAGGAAACCCGGCCTTCTCGCTGCTCGTCGCCTGCGTGGCCAGCGTCGTGCGCTGACGGCGCGTTATCGGTATTCCCTTTATAGGGACGCCAGATCGACAGAGCGCTTCCCCTGGGACCACGGAGGACCACGACATGCCGTACATCATCATGCGTCGCGCGGACATCCCGAACGGGGTCCTGCAGATCGACGACCTCTGGCCCAACGACAGCCAGCGCAACTACATCTACGATCCTCCCGGTCAGAGCGGGTACGTGCGCCAGGTCCCGGAGAACCAGACCGTGGCCACGACGGGCGCCGGCCCGATCCTCACCGTCCGGGACTACTGCGGCCTCGCGGCCTACCTGATCGACAATGTCGAGGACCAGTCCGTCGGCACGCCGGCCCTGACCGCCGCCATCGCCAACACGGCGTCGGCCGAGATCATCGGCAGGGCCCGCGGAGGGCAGACGGTGACCTTCGCCGATGTGGCCGCGGAGCTCGTCGCCGCGGGAGCGGGAGCGGGCACGAACCTCACGGCAGGTAACTCGACGGGCAGCCTCGCCGACGTCCTCGCCATCCTGGCGGGTGCGAAGTACATGCTGCCCGGCGGAAGCACCATCGAGGACGGCGCCAATGCGTTCGTGCCGGGTCCGCGCGGGAGCTTCGAGATGCCCCCGCACACGCGCCTCGTGCTGCAGACGGGAGCCTTCAACGTCTCCAACGGCGCGGGCGATCTCTTCAACTGCAAGCGTCCCGACTTCGAGTGGAACGCCGTGCTCGGGCCGGCCGTTGTCGTGCTCGACGACGACGGGACCCTCCTGTAGCGAGCCCAAGGAGACCAGAAGATGCCGTACATCATCCTCAAGCGCGACGACATCCCGGCCGGGACGCTCCAGGTGCTCGACCTCGAGCCGAACACGTCCCTGCGCAATTACGTGGTCGATCCTCCGGGCCAGACCAAGTACGTCGATCCGGTCCTGAACGACACGGTCGTGGTCTACGACCCGTCGGGGGCGGCGGGACCGTCGATCTTCCGCCCCATCAGGGGTCTCGCTGCGTGGATCATCACGAACGTCAGCGACGGCACGGGCGCGTTCGCGTCCGGGACCTTCACGTTCGGCCCCGCCGCCGTGGCGGACGGAGAGACGATCACCGTCGGCACGGGACCCGTCGGGGGTCCTACGGTGACGTTCACCTTCCGGGACGCCCCGATGCTGCCGACGGAGGTCCTCATCGGCACGACGAACTCGGCGACGGCTGGCAACTTCAACGTGATCCTGAACAATCCCGCCCTGGGCCTCACACCCTACGTGACGGGCACCGTGGCGGCCGCCGTCGTGACGATCACGGCCGTCGAGCCAGGCGCGGCGTCGAACGCGATCACCCTCGCCGATATGTCGGCGAACATCACCCCATCGGGTGCGACGCTCGCGGGCGGCGCGGACGCGGCCGCGCTGACGGCCCTCGAGGCGAACACCATCGCCACCGACATCCTCGACGACATCATCAGGTTCGGCGATCTCACGCTGCCGGCGGTCGCCGCGGATCTGGCCTCGGTCAACGTCGTCATCGCGGCCGTCGTCGCCACCGCGTCCATCACCGCGGCTCAGCTCTCCGACCTCCTCGACGTTCTCGCGGGGCGGATCTACCAGGTTCCGAAGGACACGCAGATCGAGACGGCGGGCGGCGTCTTCGACGTCGTCCCCAACGTCGGCGCTCCGAACGGTCCGGGATTCGTCGCGGGCACTCTCCGCGACATCTTCCCGACGGGCGCGCTCAATCTCTCCGTGGCGGGAGGCGAGCTCGCCGGGTTCCTCGACTCGGGATTCGTCTACGCGGGCGTCGCGGGGAGCCCCAACGGCGAGGCCGTGGTCGTCTACAACGACGACGGAACCATCTTCACCCCGTAAGGAGACCGGACCATGCAAGTCTTCCTCGTGATGCGCCGCACCGACATCCCCGACGGGGTGCTCCAGCAGGTCGACCTCAAGCCGAACACGTCGAACCGCAACTACATCTACACGCCGAACACGCAGGGAGGCCAGACGGGCTACGTCCGCAACATCGCCGCGAGCCCGGCGATCACGCCGTTCGTCGCCCCCGGCCCTCCACTCTCGGCGACGGCCGACCTCACGGGTCTCGCCGCCTACTACATCGGCAACGTCGATCAGGGCGCGGCTCCCGGTGGCCCGGCCCTGACCCCGCCCATCGCCGATGCGGCTGCGGCGGCAACGATCGTCGCGGCACAGGCCGGGGCCGTCCTGGACTCGGCCGCCATCGCGGCCATCCTGGTCGGTGCCGGAGCTCTCGCCGGCACGACGATCGACGCGGGAGGCTCGACCGGATCCGTCGCAGAGGTGCTGAGCATCCTCGCCGGCCACGTCTACAACATCGCGGCCGGTTCGCTCCTCTCCGACGGAGCGGGGGCCTTCGCGGGTCGCGTGGGGACCTTCGACGACACGACGTACCGGCAGATCTACGACAACGACGGGTTCATCGTGTCGAACACGTACGGGAACCTCTCGCTCATGAAGGGCGCGACCTTCACCTACGCCGGCACCATGGGCGCCGCCATCGTCGTCTACTCGCAGACCGGCACGGTGCTCTAGCTCGTGGGCGCCGAGGCGCCCACCTTCCTCCCCGCACGGGGACGGTCAGACTTCACAGAAGGAAGATGTGACGATGACAGACGAGAAGCTGAGCGGGTACCGGACCTCCGACATGTACTACGCCGCCTACCTCAAAGTCGCCGGGATGAAGCTCCTCGGGACGCAGAGGGAGGGCGGCAGGGTGTTCTTCGTCTTCGAGGAGAACGATGGAGACGGCGTCAGGGACCTGCGCGACCAGTACTACAACCGCTCAAGCAAGGTGCCGGCGCTGACCTATGCCGACGAGATCAAGGTCATGAAGGCCCTCACGCACGAGGGCAGGGGAGACTAGGTTGCGTCTGGACGAGCTGATATCGGGGAACGACATCGTCCAGCGCCACGTCGCGGAAGAGCGGGCGAAGGAGGCCCTGCTCGTGTCCTCGTACGCGAGGGAGGCCGTGGAGCGAGAGATCCTTCCGCAGATCGAGGAGGGCGTCTCGAGTCCCTCGACCGTGGACGAGCTGTGCGACTCCACGAAGGCTGCCATCGAGCAGGCGTTCCGCGCGAAGAACCAGGTCTACACGCGCCTGATCAGCTACAAGTCCATCGACCAGGGCGACTCCCAGTATCTCAACGATCTCTTGGCCGTCCTGGACGAGTGGGGACGGAGGACCAGGGAGACGCTCACCGGCGGTGCGGACGACGATGCCGTGAAGCTCAAGAGCGAGGTGGGGGTCAAGGTCAAGAACGACGCCGGAGTCGAGGTCGAGGTGATCAACGCCGACGAGGAAGTGGAGTCCGAGGAAGTGGACGATGATCCACCCTACGACATACGCAACCTCGGTGCACCCGCCGCGGACGAGGAGGTTCCCCTCGCCGACGACCAGGACTTCGACCTCGGAGACGTGAGGCTGTGAGCCGATGGCCGTCTGCTTCCCCCCTGGGACCGAGTTAGGCCGCAACGACCTCAAGATCTTCCTGGTCGACGAGCTCGGCGTTCCGATGAACGCCGCTGAGATCTTCTACTCCATCTTCTTCGTGGACCAGAGCATGGGTCCTCCGGGCGTCGAGGTCCTCATCGGACCCATGGATCGCGTGCCCGTCAATCCGTCCATCGGCGAGTACTACGCGGCGCTCCTCGTGCCTCCCGGCGCCTCCGCGGGCGAGTACCGGATCAGGTGGAGGTTCCGCAAGACGCTCATGGACGAGTTCCAGGAAGTCGTGCAGGAGTTCGGGGTCAGCGACCCGGCGGCGTGTACGGACGGACAGCCCCTGCTCTCGAGCTGCGAAGCCGGGCTCGTGGACAAGCTCCGCGTGATGTTGAGGGACAACTGTGTTGGAGCCGAGGAAACCATTGAATTGGACGTGGACGGCGAACGGATGATTGTACGTATGGACGACTTGTGGGAGGCTCTGAAGGATGTTCAGTGACCCCCACTGCGCGCTCGTGCCTTTCCTGCGCAAGCACGACATCTCTTGGGAGGTGTTCTCCAAGAAGGGGCGCCCCCGTTGGTCCTTTCACGTCTGGACCGAGAGGGGAGGGCTACGGGATGCTCTCTGCTGAGACCCAAGCCAAGCTGCACTCCGCGTTTCAAGCTGGAGAACTCCGCGTGCGTTCGGTCTCTCCCGAGGGGGCTCTCCGCTGGAAACGGATTCTCGCCGCCCACCGGGCCGAGGTGATCTCGGAGTCGATCTGGGAGGCAACCACCGAGCATGGGTCCATGGTCCTCACGGGAGGCCATCGCGTCTTCGTGTCGCCCACGGAGAAAGTTGAGATGGAGAAGCTACACCCTGGACAGGCCGTCCTCGGTGTCTTCAAGGAAACCGTGGGAAGCCCCTGTATTCTCGTCGTGCGGCGGATCGAAGACCGGCGTCACATGTACGACCTGACGGCGGAGGACTGGCACAACTTCGTGCTCCATCGTTCCAAGGCCGTCGTCAGCAACTCTCCGGATCGCAACTACCACTTCCGCCCGCCCGAGCAGGAGGGCGTGGTTAAGAAGTACAACCGCGTGTTCGGGTACATCTGGGAGGACTACGAGCTGCTCTGCTATCTGCAGATGGGACTGGACTGGTTCAACGCCTTCCCCCCCGAGACGGAGGGCATCAGGACGCTCAACGACCTGTGCGCCCGAAAGCCTGTGTGGAGGACGTTCATCCTGTGGGCAGCCGCGGTGCATGCTCTGTTCGCCCTCAGCGTCAACTGGGTACACGACGAGTTCGACTACTCCATCGGCGGGATCTCGCTGAGCTTGGAGAAGTCGAGCAAGTACGAGTCTCTCAAGAGCAACGCCGAGGGCCAGCTCGACAAGGCGACCGAGGCGAAGTCGAGGACCGTCAAGTTCATCCGTGGCCTGCAGCAGCCGAAGTTTGGTTTCGGGGTGAGGTCCTCCTTTGGACCCGCGGTCGGCCGGGGGATTCTTTCACCTAGGAGTTTCGTTTAGTGAGGTTTCTCACATCGCAGTGACTTCCTTCAGTTTTCTGTCGTGCTATGCTAGCACGGATGCCCGAACTCTGTTGCCCCGCTTGCCAGAAGATCCTCTCGTCACCGAAAGCTATTCCGAAGCACACGAACGGTTGTTCTGCGTGGGATACAGTGATCGGGATTCCCCCCTCGCAGTTCGACTTCGACCGGCACTTCCAGCGCGGCCTGTGGGCTCCTGGGAAGGTCGAGGGCCAGGACTACGTGTCATGCCGGATCTGCCACGCGGGAGGCACAGAGGTCCGCGTGAAGCGTCTAGCGGACCACCTCAAGCGCCTCCATAACGGCCTGACTCGGAGCCACTACGAGGCCAAGTTCCCTGGGGCTCCGGTGGTGGCCAAGGGCTCCGAGGCCCAGCGTGTGGAGACCACGCGGGCCAAGTATGGAGTGGACAACATTGGTCAGAGCGAGGAAGTCAAGGAGAGGACACGCCAGGCTTCTCGAGAGAAGTACGGAGTCGAGCATCACCTCCAGGCTGAGGGGGTGAAGCAACGTCGTGCTGAGACGAACCTTGAGCGATACGGAGTAGTGAACGTGTTCGCGTCCGAGGGGATCAAGGACAAGATCCGTGCGACGAATCTTGAGCGTCACGGGGTCGAGAATCCGCAACAGGCGCCAAGAATCAGGAGACGCATGGAGCAGACAAACGCTGCGCGCCACGGGGCATCCTCTTTCCTCCACTCTCCGGCGTGGTACTTGGAGTTGGCGAGGAAGCGTGCCGAACGAGAACGGTTGCATCGTGAAGATCTGATCGCGTCAGGTGCCTACGAGATCTGCCCTCACTGCGACGAGGCATTCACGAAGGTCACGAGTCGTCACAAGGCCATCTGCGAGGGATGGCCTGATACGCAAGGCCCGGAGCCGTGCTTGTGTGGGCATGAGAGCACGAGCTTGACGCAGATGAAGCGGCATCAGGGAATCTGTGTGGTCTGGCAGACGAGGGACGCAGACGCGGTTGCCAGAGCCAGAAGGTTGCGAACGAATCTGGACAGGTTCGGCGTGGAGAACCCGATGCAGTCGGACGAGGTTCGGGCCAAGGCATCGGCCACGAACCTTGAGCGTTACGGAGCCGAAAGTGTGTTTGCCCGAGAGTCGAATCTGTTCGACGATGTGCAGGCGTCCTTGGAAGGGAAACGACCTGTACTCCGCGGCGAGGACAACCCGTTTGCGCAGCCCGAGGTGCAGGAGAAGATTCGAGACACCATGCGCGAGCGTTACGGGGCCGAGAACCCGCAACAGGTGCCTGAGATTCGGGCTCGCACCAGGGCGACGAATCTTGAGCGTTACGGGCACGAGGAGTCTCTGGCTGCCCCCGAGATTCGGGAGAAGATCGTGGCAACGAACGAGGAGCGTTACGGGGGTCCTGCTCCGTCGTGTTCGCCCGAGGTCGTGGAGAGGCAGCGCCAGACCAACCTTGAATGTTACGGTGTCTCGTGGACGGCGATGGTTCCTGACGTGAGGCGCAAGCAACTCGAAACGATGGAGGCGAACTATGGCTCGCACTTCTTCGCTTCTGAGGAAGGCAAGCGTCGCGTGATCGAGGGGATGCAGGCCAAGTACGGCGTGGACTACTACGCGCAGGTCGAGGGGTTCTGGGAACAGCAGGTCGAGCGATTCGTGGCCAAGTACGGGGTCACGCACCCGCTCCAGCTCGCCGAGTTCCTGGAAAGGCGCAGAGAGACCTGCCAAGAACGCTATGGCGTTGACAGCCCGCTTCAGAGCCCGGAGATCATGGCGAAGGTGGTTGCCACCTGCTTGGAGAGGTATGGCGTTCCGACTGTCCAAGAAGCCCCGCAAATCAAAGAGAAGACCATCCGCACCTGCCTCTCCAAGGTTGGTAAGATGTTCTCAGATCCCGATCCTCCTGCTGCTTCCGAAGAGGACCTCCTTGAGCGTTACGGGATCACGCATCCGCTCCAAGACAGGGACTACGCGTCCTACTTCCTCTATCAGATGGGCGAGTCCACGAAGTTCGGTCCGAACGGGCTTGAGCGTCGGGTGGCCTCGCTGGAGTCCCGGCTGCGGTACACGGGTGACCGGAAATTCTGGCGTTGGCTTCCGAAGCTCGGTCACTTCAAGAACCCGGACTTCATCTTGCCCGGACCCGATCCGAAGAAACCGAGGAAGGGAGTCACCAAGGTCGTCGAGGCGTTCGGGGACTTTTGGCACTCGCGGATGTTCACGGGGAAGGCGCCTTTTGAGCACGAGTCCGAGCTGGTGGCCGCGTACGCCGAGGTTGGGCTTGAGTGCCTGGTCATTTGGGAGTCCGAGGTGAATGGGGATCGCGAGGCCGTGCGGACCAGGTTGGCGGCCTTCCTTGGCGAGGTCCAGGTGGGGTAGACAGCTCGCTGTCCGGGCATCCGACGAACTCCGCATTTCGGGAGAGGCACACGACGATGGACGGGGACCGCAAGAACATCCCTTTCGGGCCACAGAAGGTTCCTGATGATAGGGAGCTGCGTCTGCAACAGATTGTGCGTGACGCGAAGGTTTACAGATGTTTGGAGTGTGGAGAGGAGTGGGCGAGACGAGGAGGCTACACGGCCCACTTGTGTCCCAATCGGTGCAACGGACACTTCACAAAAAAGCAACTTCGCGAACGTGGCTGGCGTCTGAGCGAGATCTCGCGGATCGAACCCGACCTTCTGCTTCCTAATCCGCATTACCGCACGGCGGCACCCATGGCCCTTTACTATCGTCGCAGGATCTTCGCTTTGGAGCGGTTCGGGAAGGTCGAGGGGGGAACTGAGACGTTGCAGTGACGGTTCTGCGGATGCGGTCGGCGGCCTTCTCGGTGGCTCGGTTATGGCGTAGTTCTCTACAGGAACATCGTGGCCTGCATCCACAAGTCGAAGCCCGGCCAGCCATCCAAGGTCGTCGTCCCGCTCCCGATCCGGCAGATCGGAGCCGGTGACGTCGTCAGGAAGGTGACGGGCGCCGTCGGCATGAGGACGTGCGGATCCTGCGAACAGCGACGCAGGTGGCTCAACTCCAAGCTCGCCTTCGGCACCCGCAGATGAGGCCATGAGCGACGAGGATCCCGGTCTCTGTCCCGTCCGAGGCAGGTGCTCGCTGTTTCCCATCCTGAGAGAGCGAGAGGCCCTCGGGTACTGGCTGGGGGCCTACTGTTCGTCGGAGTTCGCTCGCTGCGCCCGCTATGAGGAGACACGGAGCGGAGGTGTCTTGCCGTCGTCGCTCCTCCCCAATGGTCGGCACATGGGAAAGGACGACGAGACCGACGACAGCTCAGGTTAGCGAACCGAGGCCGTGCATCTTCCGCGCGTCGTTGCACGCCGCTGAGCCGGGCTGGAACATCTGGCACGCCTCTGGGCGATGCTCGTAGATCGAGCACGACACGTGGACTCCTACGTTCCCGCGCAGCCCCGAGCACATGACGCGGCCACGGTGGGTGACGCACGGCTCTCCGTCGCTGCGGACCACGCCGCGCAGCTGTAGCACGGGTCCGCAGCACGCACCGCACGTCAGGCAGGGGTTGTCCGCGTCCTCCACCATGCTCGTTGTACCCGGATCGAACCTGTCGCGCCGCTTGTCTGGCTATCTCCACCTCCGTCATGAGATGGCCACGGTCCCTGCGCCGTGCCACACGTGCCGCGGGTCTGGCACCGTGATGGTCGTGCCCGCCGGCTGCCCACGATGGCTGGAGTCCACGCTGCTCTCTCTCTCGCGAGGTGCCCAGCGTGTCGCGGGGAGGGTCGAGCAGACCGGCGAGAGCCGACCGACGTCGAGCTGGTCGAGGCGTGGGACGCGGGAGGAGGATTCGCTCCTCCTCGCGAAGTCGAGGACGAGTTCCTGTACGCGTCGTCCGCCCAGCGCAGAGTCGTCGGATCTCGATAATCGCTCGATAGGTGCGGCTCGACAGGAGCCGTACGCCGGCGGCTCGCGCCATGCGCAATATCGTCTCCGTCCTGATCGTGCGCTGTACCCACACGGGGGTGTACGCGGACGGACGCCCGAACACGGCCTCCGTCACGATCTACGACCTCGACGAGATCACGATCCAGAAGAACCGGACGCGCTACGTCCCGATCCCTCCGAACAGCACCGTGGACATCCCCATGTCCACGCGCACGTTCGTCAGCTGGCACGAGGGGTCCATCTGCCAGCTCGCGCGGCTGGGCCTCATCAGGACCGAGATCATCCTCCAGCTCCGCGACAAGGAGCACTGCGGCGGTCCAGCGGGCGTGGGCCAGACGCTTCGTCCGGGCGTCCTGAATATCGAGCGCGTGGGCGGCCTCCTCAGGATGGTCATCCCGAACGTCAACCCGCCGACGAACGTGGACTCGGCCGGGTACCTCGTCGGCGAGCCCATCGAGGTCACCGGACTCGTCGGTGCCTTCCGGGACCTCAACGGCGAGTACGAGATCTTGAGCGTGGCGATGGGGACGGGGCTTGGAGGAGCGGACCCTGGTTCCTACCTCGTCGTCGTCCCTTCCTCTGGCCCGGACATCGCCGCCGCCATCCACCCGGCCGGCGTTCTCCTCTGCCTGACGGAGGGACGTGTCACCGTCCAGTTTGAGAGCGACGGCGATCTCAGCGGGTTCGGGACCAATATCTTCGGGTACGTCGCTGGCCAGCTCCTCCCGTTCTCCGGCGGTGGTGGCGGAGCCATCTCCATCGAGGACGAGGGAATCCTCATCGAGCCGGCCGCCACGCTCCTCAACTTCGTGGGCGCGGGAGTCACGGCGTCGAGCACGGGGCCGGGGTCGGTCGACGTGACGATCCCGGGAGGGGGCGGAGCACCGACCAACGCCGAGTACGTCGTGATGTCGCTCAACCCGACGTTGACGGACGAGCGTGTCCTGACAGCCGGGACGGGCCTCAGCCTAGCGGATGGCGGCGCAGGCGGCAACGCGACCCTCTCGGTCATCTCGACCCTGGCGCAGATCCTGTCCAACGGCAACACGACCGGTGGCACCGACATCCTGGTGTCGACCGGCGACGTGATCGCGGGCGTGACCGACCTCGTCCTCAGTCCTGGTGGTGGAGGCGGCGACAACGTCATCATCGACGGCCTGACTTGGCCCTCGGCCGACGGAGCGGCCAACCAGGCGATCATCACGAACGGGGCGGGGGTCCTCAGCTTCGGGAACCCGACGCCGGCACTGCACGCCTCGACGCACGTGCACGCCGCGACCGACGAGATCGACGGTGACCTCCTCGACATCGACTTCGTCCCCGTCAACTACACGCGGACCCTGACTCCGCCGACGACGAGTCTTGAGGAACTGACCTCCCATCTCAACGGCATCGACATCGCGCTCGGAGCGGCCACGGCCGTCCTCGCGTGGGGCAACGCGTCGGTCGCCGCGAGCACGGCCACGCGCTACCTGAGTCCGTGGTGGGAGGACAGCACGGCGCCTCTCGCTCCTCTCCAGTGGAGAGTGCCGCGCGCTGGCACCCTCAGGAACATGCGGGTTAGGCACAACAGTCTGGTGGGGAACGGTAACGCCATCGTCTACACGCTGCGCGTCAACGGGGTGGCCACGCTGCTGGCCGTCAGCCTCGCCTCGACTGCCGCGGACGGATCCGATCTCGTCGACAGCGTGGTCGTGGCCGCGGGGGATCTCATCGACATCGAGGTGACCAAGGCTCTCAGCATCGGGGCCGGAGGGGTCGACGTCGCGGCCAGCATGGAGTTCGCGGCATGAGCACGTTCCGCTACAGGCTCGCGGGCGTATCGGCGTCGCACCTCGACAAGTTCATCGAGGCGGGCTCTGGGGCGACCGCGGACTTGCTCGCTCGACCTCCCTGGACCGAGGTGACTCTCGTCGACAACTCGCGCCAGCCGGACCTCGACGAGTGCATGGCGCGGCTCGGGTATGTGCCCGACACGACCGGTCCCGTGGTCGTGGCATCGATGAACCACACGATGGGGACCGAGTCGGTCGTCCTGGTCGACGCTTCGGGAGGACCCATCCAAGTGGACGTTCCTCTCACGACGGCGAGGTTCGGAGACGAGCTCGTCGTGATGAAGACCGACAGCTCGACGAACGCCGTGACGGTGATGCGCTCTGGCGCGGACACGGTCGACGGTGCCGTGTCGCAGTCGCTCACCCTGCAAGGTGACGCGATCAGGATCATCTCGGACGCCGCCACCACGAACTGGAACCTGATAGCGAGCCGACGCGTGGTCGACATCGGCTACGACAGCTCCAGCACCGTCCTCACGTCCACGAACGTCCAGGACGCCCTCGACGAGATACTCACGCAGGACCTCGGATCCATCGAGGTCTTCATCGCTGGCGAGGCGCTGTCTGTCGGGCATCTCGTCACCCTCAACACCGCCGGAGAGGTGGTCCGCGCGAGTTCTTCTATCGCGGGCGGGATCTGGGAGGTCGTCGGCGTCTCTCGCGAGACAGTCATCCTCGGTGCGAGCGTGCAGGTCTACACGAAATCTGGATCGAGCCCCGCGACGCGCTTCGGCGCCGCGCCAGCCATGGCGCAGAACGGAAGCACTGTCTTCCTGGACTCCACGTCGGGGTTGGCGACCTTGACGCCCCCGACGGCGACCGGCAATGCCGTCTTCGCGGTCGGCGTCCTGCGGGGCGCGGACGGGGTCTCGTTCACGCCGACCGTCGTCTTTCGTCCTCAGGTCATGGCTCTCAGGACGTAGGGAGCAAAACCAATGGCAGGAAACCAGACGGACAATCTCCTCCTCCTCGATCTGACCACCGGGCTCCCCAGGTCGCCGGAGACAGGTGGCACGCCGGACACGATCCAGCTCTCCGTGGATTTCCAGCTTATCTCCGGCGCCAACGTGCTCGTCGACGGAGACTTGGTCGTCAACGGCACGACGACCACGGTCCACTCCGAGCAGGTCAACATCTCCGACAACCACCTCTACCTCAATGCCGACTACACGACGACGGTCGGGCAGACGGGAGGCATCGTCATCAACGTGCTGCCCACCGCGACGTCCGACACGGTCGCGGCCGGAGGCTTCACGGCAGGCGTCGCGGCAACGAGCAACCCGACGGTCGTCACGACCGGATCCGCCACCTTCGCGGCGGGGGACCTTATCCAGATCTCGGGGGCCAACAACCAGGCGAACGACGGGCTGTTTGAGGTCCAGTCGCACGTGGGCACGACGCTCACGATCCGCGGCGTTGGTACCGTGGGCGCTACCGTCGACTTCGTCTCCAACCAGTTCGTGACCGACGCGACTGCCGGAGGTGACATCAGGATCGTCAACGTTGCCGTTCTCCGCGGCACATCGTCGGGCACCTTCGAGATCGCGTTCGACAGCAGCACCTCGGGCATCGTGTTCAACACGCTATCGGCGCAGGGGGTGGTCGATCTCCAGGAGGCGTACGAGCAGGGCAATACGATCACGACCTCCGCCGCCGAGGGAAACATCATCTTTACCGGCACCGAGGACTTCGTCGTCACGCTGAGCGACGTGCTCGTCGATACGACGGCCAGCATCTCGCTCGATGCGGACACGGACTCCAACTTCACGGTCGACACCGGGAACTTGACTCTGTCCACCACCGGATCGGGAACGGTGGAGATCACGTCGGCCGGCCTGATGGACGTGAACGCCGGGGCCAACCTAGACGTGGACGTCACGGGAACGATGGACTTCCTGTCAACGGGAGCATTCTCCATTGACGGCACGGGCGCGTCGAACGTGAGCGCGACGAGCGGGTCTCTTACGCTATCCACGCTCACGAGCGGCACGGTGGACATCACCTCGGCAGACGACATCCAGATGACCTTCGAGACGAACAACGCCACGGCGATGGTCATCGACAACGGGACGAGCAACTTCGTCACGTTCGACTCGACCACCGGCAGCCTCGCCGTGGAGGTCAACCAGTTCCTCGATATCGTCGGAGCGGGTGCAGGGGTCACGCTGACCGCGGGAGCCGTGCTCGTCACCGGCAACGTCGTACGCATCAACAGCAGCGGGAACGCCATCCTGGCCGACGCCAACACGGGCACTCTCCTCGACGGGATCGTCGCCGGCGTCGCCTCGGCCGGAGCCGCCGCCGCGAGCCCCGCCAAGATCTACACCGTGGCCGGGTCGCTGATCCCGATCCTGTTCGCCGCGGCACCTGCCGGCGCTAGCAACGGATCGTTGGTGTTCCTGAGCGGGACGGCGGGGCAGGGAACGCTGACTCCCCCGATCCTTCCCGGCAGCATCGTCTACAAGCTCGGGATCCTCCAGGGCGCCAACGGCGTGACGACCACTCCTGACGTCCTCTACCAACCGGAGTTCATCGCACAGCGGCCGTAGGTGCAGCATGAAGGTCAAGTACACGCTGACGTTCGACGCGATTCCGACGAAGCCTGAGGAAGCTCTGTCCGGGAAGGACAAGGAGAGCATCGTGGGAATGCTCCGGCGTCACGCTCGCAATCGCCTCCAGAGCCTCCTCGGGCGCGAGCTCGGGGGCGACCCGGTCTCGACCGGGTGGGAGGTGACCGTCGACTCGGTGGAGGTCGTGCCTGTCACGAAGACCTAGCCGATGGCCAGCCAAATCGACAATCTCCTGCTCGACGACGACACGACGGGGCTCCCCCGCACCGTGGACGTGGCAGCGGACAGCATCGTCTTGTCCGTCGATCTGACCTTGCAGAGCGGCGGCATCCTCACGGCGGACAACATCAAGCGCGGGACCGCCGACCCCAACGTCGCGCTCCTCGCGGGCAACGAGGGCGACGTCTACCAGAGGACGCTGGCCGGTACCGGCCAGCTCTGGGTCAACACGAACGGGACGACCACGGGCTGGGCACGCGTGTTCATGGTCGGGAGCGCTCCGGTGAGGAGCCAAGTGGTCGGGACAACCAGCTCTCCGACGACCACCAGCGCCAGCTTCGTGGTGATCCCCGAGATGACGCGCACGGTGACTCCCAACGGAGGAGATGTCCTGATTCTATTTCACGGGACGTTCAACGTCCAGGACGGAGACGAGTTCCTCATCACCCTCTACAATGACGGCGCGCAGATCGCAGACACGGTCCGGGCCCTGGAGTTCAGTGTCTCCGGTATTCTAGGCCTCCTCGGCAACGCCGACGGTCCTGGGGTTGTCCAGTTCCTCGACATCGCTCCCACGCAGGCGTCGCACACCTACGAGATCAGGTGGCGCGTCCTGGGAGGAACGGCCCGGGCGAGGCTCACGGAACGGCGCCTCATCGTGATGGAGATCTTCTGATGGCAATCCTCCTGTACAGCATCGCCAACGACACCGCCAACGGAAAGGCGCCTCATCGTGATGGAGATCTTCTGATGGCAATCCTCCTGTACAGCATCGCCAACGACACCGCCAACGGAAAGGTCGAGGGACGCAAGCTCCACGACGACATCGTGGCACTCGGCCTGAGCGTGACGCTCACCTCGGTCGAGACGGGAGACGACAACCTGACGATCAACTTCGTCGAGGCATCGATCCCGCCGGCCGACGAGGCGGAGGTCGACGCCGCCGTGGCCGTCCACGGCGGGGAGAAGGCCGCAGAGACCACGACGGCGCTCTTCGACGACAACGCCAATATCCTCCTCGAGCGCCTCGACGACGACGGGATCCACACGGGCCTCGTGGCGCTCGCTCCACACGGCGGTGCCCTCGAGAACTGGACCGACGATCAGGCCGAGAGGGTGGCGTCGCAGCTCGCAGCCAAGGGGGTGTCGTCGTGGCGCTGCAAGGGCTGGAGATCGGGAGGGGGCGCCTTCGACCGCTGGCACATCACGAGCACCGAGATCTCTCGGCGCTCGTTCCCGCTCCTTGACTCCATCGGCAGTCGAGGCTTCCAGTATGCGGTGGCCTTCCACGGGTTCACCGACAGCGAGATCCTGATCGGCGGCGGTGCGTCGCAGTCGCTCAAGGAGCGGGTTCGCGATGCCATTGCGGCCGTCGTCGTCCCGTCGATCCCTGTCCGCGTGGCCACCGCCGAGGACGAGTTCGGCGGTGACAACCCCGACAACCTGACCAACTGGATCACATCTGGCGGGACTGGAGGGGTGCAGATCGATCAGTCCTACCAAGCACGACAGGACCACTGGCAGGAGATCGCAGACGCCGTGGCTTCGGTCTTCGACGCCCTCATCTGACCGGTGCGGCCCTCGGTGGACTCCCTATCGGCCACCTAGGGTGGCCGCAGCTCCGTGACGTGAAAGAATCCGAGGATCGCGATGCCCAAGCGTGAGAACCAGACGACGCCTCTGCTCCAGGGGGACCTCGCGCCGCGCATGACGGACGACACGGACCTCCGCAACGACTTCGCCGGGAACACGCTGCAGCAGGCTCAGAGTATTATCCTGCGTTACCTGGAGTCCCTCCCCGCGGAGGAACTCATGGATCTCGAGACCATGGCAGAGAACATCTCGCAGCGTTACCCGTTCCACGGAGAGGGCGAGAACTTCTTCCGGCAGGCCGTGGACACGCTCAGCAAGGACGGGTGGATCCGTGTCGAGGCCGGTCGCGTCTCCCTCGACAAGGTCGCCAGGGTCACGAGACGGTTCCTGGCGAGCTGTCTCCGCAGGGTCGGGGGAGGATGACGTGGGAACTGGATCGAGTCAGTCAGGCAAGGACGGGGGCGGCAAGCTGCTCGACATCGCCCTCAAGGTGCTGTCGGTCCTCGTGGTCCCTCTCATCGTCTGGGGCGTCAAGCTCGAGGTGAAGAACGCCATCCAGGACGAGAGGATCAGCGAGCTCCAGGAGGATCTCGACAAGCTCTCCTACGTGACCGACGCGGTTCAGAAGAACGCCCTCGCCATGGTCAGGCTCGAGGGCAAGCTCGACAGCCTGGACGAGAAGATCGATGAGGTCAAGAAGCTCCTCAACGCTCCGCGCCAGTAGCGTGGCGGCCCTCCTGTGTCTCGCGTGCGAGACGCGTGCCGATCCGCGTCCCGAGTCGGACATCATGTCCCCCACAACACGCGTGGAAGAGAAAGCGGACAGTGTCGCGGACGAGGGGACGGAGGAGGTCGACGTCGAGGCATCGACCTCGACGCCGGAAATCGCAGAGGACCCACAGCCCCGCGCGAACCCCGCGGACGTCGTCGACGCCGTGCTTGACGCCGCGTGTCCCGAGGGCCACCTGTGGTTCGACGGCAGGTGCACGCCGAAGAAGACCATGAAGAAGGCCCTGGAAAAGAAGGACGACGAGGTGCTCGCGAAGGTCAAGAACCCCGGCGACGTTCGCGACTCTTCGGACGCGAGCACGGCCCTCATCGAGCAGCAGATCGTCCAGGCGCGCAAGAGCGAGGACGACCTGGACGAGATCATCCGCATCCTCGAGCAGCGCCAGGACAAGGGCGCCGAGGCGCCGAGGCCGGAGGGTCCGTGACCGAGAAGGACGCCACCATCGGGCGCGGGAACCGGGTGTACGAGTACACGAACCAGGACGGCGTCACGTTCTGGTCTTTCGAGAAGCTCCCCTCCGTCGTGACGCACTCGCACACGATGACCCTGGGTGACCGGGTAGGGACGCACTTCGACAACTACGTCGCCGAGCTTCGCGCCGTCCGGCGCTATCTCCTCGACGAGGAGCAGGAGAAGGCTCTCAACGGCGGGTAGAGTCGGAAGATGGAAACCGACAGCCCGAACACACCGTCGCCGCAGCCCGAGATCCCGGGGAACATCGGTCGCATGTCCCCCGAGGAGCAGGGGGCCATCACGAGTCTCCGCCAGGAGTCCGCGCGGCTGCTCCAGCAGGTGGGCGAGCACGAGGTGCGCAAGGTGAGGGTCCTCGGACAACTCGACGAGATCGAGAGGAAGCTGCAGGAGATCATCAACGGCATCAGCCGCCGCCTGGGCGTCCAGGACGGCCAGCAGTGGGTCGCTCTCGCCGACGGGACGATCCGGCTGGTCTCGCCGCCTCAGACGCGCCAGAATGAGACGACGGGAGGAGCCTCCCCTCCCAGCTAGGCCGTCATGACGTGCGTCAACCAGGGCCAGGAACCGTGGATCCAGAAGCCGAACCCGCTCGAGCCGGTCTCGTGCCCCACGCCCACGCCGCCCGGTCCGACGCCGCCGTGCCCTGATCCCGGCCCCAGTCCCGGCCCCTTCGGCCCCAGCTGCATCGGGTGGGAGGTCGGCCCGAACGAGTGTCCCGTTGCGCCCACCAACGTCGAGGTCGTGAGCCCCCTGTTCACGGGGACCCTCGATCTGCGATGGGACGAGCCTTCCATCCTGGCGAAGAACAGCAAGTTCGCCGTCGTCGGCGTCAACGTCTACCGCAGCGACACGAGCGAGCGAGGTCCGTACCATCGCCTCAACGCCACGCCGGTTGGAGGCACCTTCTACCGGGACTACACCGACAACGTACTGGTCCAGAACGAGGTCGTCGACTGGGACACCGCGTGGATCAACCGGGGTGAGTCGGCGAACGAGAGGCCGTGGGTCTTCCGCACGAAGAGCTGGCCCATCGTGAAGAAGTCGGGCCAGGCCATCGCGGCGGACGTTCCCATGGACGTCCAGCTGATCATCGACAACAAGATCGTCCCCGTCCACGCGGTGTTCGGCCCCACGGGCGAGGTCACGCTCATCAACACGAGAGGCTACGACTTCGCGACCGAGCGCTGGATCGAGCCCACGATCCCGCAGGGTCCGCAGACGGCCGTCTCGATCACCTACTACTACAACCGCAACGCCGTGAAGACCGAGCTCGACCACAAGGCATGGTACAGGGTCACGACGGTGTCGAGGGACGGATCGTCGCCCACGGGGTTCAGGGAAACGCCGCTAGACTTCGCCGAGCCGGTCACCTACAGGGCGGTCGAGCGGATGGACTACATCTGGCGCGAGGCCATCCGGCGCAACAACTGGATCCTCGAGCAGGGCGGCGAGCGCGTCAAGGTGTTCATCCGCAAGCAGAGCGGCGAGCAGTGCTTCTGCGGCAGGGACCCGCGCACGATAGAGTTCAACCAGCAGCCCGACTCCAGATGCGAGGTATGCTTCGGGACGTCCTTCGTCGGCGGGTACGAGGGACCGTACGACATGATCCTCTCGCCCGACGACAACGACCGGGCCGTGCGGCAGACCCCGACGGGAAGGCGGCTCGAACACGTTCAGGACGTGTGGACAGGGCCGTCGCCCCTGCTCACGCAGCGCGACTTCATCGTCAAGCAGACGAACGAGCGCTACAGCATCGGCCCCGTGCGCAAGCCGTCCGCGCGCGGGAACATCATGCAGCAGCACTTCCAGATCGCCTACCTGGAGGAGAACGACATCCGCTACAAGATCCCCCTGTTCGACACGACGGAGCTGTGCTGGCCCGAGTGCAGGGGGCGCCCGGCCATCATGCAGGGCGGAGGCTGGCAGACCGAGTACCCACCGCTCGGGCCGTATCCCGTGGGAGCGAACTACCAGCAGACGCCGATGCAGACCGAGAAGGACAACATCCCGGACGAGAGAGAGCAGCGCGGCCGCACGCCGGTATGGGAAAATATTTCCACCTGAGCGGGCGTTCGTGGTATTGGTTGGAGATGGGCTTGCTTCCGTTCTTAGGATCTTGTGAGATCTGCGGCAAGATCCTCAGGAATTACCGCGGGCTTGCGGGGCATCTTCGACACAACATTGACGCAGAACACCAAGAACTGAAGCAACGGTGGTACGCGTGGAGGACCGAATATCGGGCCACGCTGCGGTGCCGCAAGTGTGGCGGCCTGTTCAAGATCACCGACAAGACCGAGAACGACCGGAAACGGTGTGCTCAGTGCGAGGTACTTCGCGCGACGATGAGCAAACGCGCTTACGAGGCGTTGTCGTTCGACAAACCCCCCGATCCTCGTCAGTTCATGACAGCCCAAGGGAGCAAGGCACAGTGGGACGGTCTCGCTTCACGCAGTGTGCGATGGCTTCGCGGGGACCCACTCTACTGCCAAGTGGTTGCGGCAGTTGAGGGAGGGGAGCGTCTCAACGACATCGCACGTCGCCTTGGCGTGACGTACCAGATCATCCGATCCATCGGAGAGCACGCTTTTCCAGATTTCGACGAACGGATGTTGGGACGCAAGGTCGAGACCATAATGAACAACATTGAATCGGCACGCACGGACAGCCAGTTAGAACACACTTTCGCCTCACAACTAGAGGGGACGGGCTATGAGATCGCGGGTAGAAACTCGTGGACGACATTGCGCATCGGCAACCGGAAGGTCAAGCGCGAGGCCGACATCAAGGTGGCCGTCGGCGACGGGCGCAAGATCGTGGTGCTCTGCGATGGGGAGGCGTTCCACGGCCCGAAGGTCATCCGTGGCGACCCCCAAGCGCGTATCGACGGGGACCGGGAGACGGCCTTGGCATTCTTCGATCTCGGGTACAGCGTCGCGCGCTACTCGGAGACCGAGATCCACGACGGCAGCGCGCTCACGCACTTCAAAGGGTTGATGAGCCGCCTCGGGTCGTCGCAGAGGATTTACCGCAACTGGTGCCCAGTCGAGGAAGTGGCGATCTGACGATGGCGGAGACAGGCATCAGGATCAGGAAGTCCTACGGGAAGACCTGGGCCACTCTGGAGCAGAAGGACATCGTCACTCCCGCCTTCCTGAAGCGCGTGGGCAAGGTGCTCGTCGACAGTATCGTGGCCGAGGCCCGCAAGGACTTCGCGAAGCAGGGCGGTCGTCCCACGCCCAGAGGGTTCCCTGAGGGGATCCCGGATTCAGAGAGATTCTTCGCCTCGTTCCGCTTCGAGGTCTCGGGGTCCACGGTCGAGGTCTACTCGGACTGGCCGTGGATCGAGCAGATCACCGAGGGAAGGCGTCCCTACCCCATGGACTGGCTCACGCGACAGGAGGGTGTCTCGCGCGTGCCCATGAAGGGACCGGCGGGTACGGTGCTCATCAAGAGCACGCCCGCGACCAAGGCCGAGGCGTGGATCCATCCTGGGTTCCGCAAGCACAACTTCGTCCGCAGAGGCTACGAGCGAGCGCGCCGCAAGATGGAGGCCATGCTTGAGGACGAGACCATCGCCGTGCTCAACAAGCTCCCGATCACGTGAAGCAGGAGGCACAGATCATCTGCTCGCACCCGTGCGAGATCCCGGATCTCGGCCTGCGTCTCCTGCGGGGCGAGGAGCGGTGGGTGTCCCTGGACGTGGCCGCAGGGTCCGCTGACCTGCGCAAGGAGCAGTCGAAGGGAAACGTACGCGTGTACCGCAAGCCCAGACGAGGACTCGACAAGGCGCCCCGGCTTCCGCAGCCCCCGTTCGTCTCGTTGGGCAGGCCGGTACCGCGTCCGCGGCCGGAGGCCCCAGCTCCCGAGCGCGTGGACGTCGACGCCGACGCCATCGCGAGGAAGGTCAAGGCCGAGCTCATGGGAGACCTGAGGCCGGCCATCGCGGAGGAGGTGGGCCGAGCCCTCGCGACCGTTCAGGCGCAGGGCGGCACGGTCGACCAGGGCCAGCTCGAGACGGCCCTGGAACACGTTCTCCGTCGCTTGCTGCCCGCCGGAACGCCCGCGCCCGTGGGCGCTCCCGTCGCGGCCCGGAAGGCTCCCGAGGAGCCGCTCTACATGCCCCAGCGCATCGTCGATCCCGACGCGAAGGCCAGGATCGCCGTGGAGCGCCGGTCGTCGGACGGGGGCGGCGACGTGGACGACGCTGCGGAGGCGCTGAGGGCTATCAGGAAGCGAGGCGGGTAGGATAGGCCAGTCCCCGCGATACATCGCGGCGGTCGGACATGAACGAGGCACCGATCCATGGCAGAGCGTGAAGGACCGATCCCCGGAAGGGGGCTAGACCTGGGGACGATGAACGTGGTCTCCGCCCGTCGTACGGGCGACGGCGTCGTGACCAACAGGATGCGCGACGCCTTCATCGACTTCCCTCGCGAGCACCGGAAGATGCTGCGGCTCTCCAACGTGAACTACGTGGAGAAGAACGACAGGCTCGTGATCGTCGGCGACGCGGCCTACGACATGGCCAACATGCTCGGGGCCGAGGTCAGGCGACCGCTCCAGTCTGGCCTCGTCTCGGCGGGCGAGGTCGACGCGCTCGAGATCCTCGGTGTCCTCGTGCGCCACGTCCTGGGCGATCCCGCAGAGGAGCGCGAGGTCTGCTGCTTCAGCGTGCCCGCCGCGCCGGTGGATGACCCGTCGCGTGACGTCATCTACCACCGAGGCGTTCTCCAGAGGATCGTGGAGGAGTGCGGCTACCGTGCGGTCCCCGGCAACGAGGCAATGGCCATCGTCTACAGCGAGTGCGCCAAGGAAGGATTCAGCGGGGTCGCGCTGAGCTACGGCGCCGGGATGACGAACATCGCGCTGGCGATCAACACGGTCGAGGGATTCACCGCGAGCGTCGGTCGCGGAGGAGACTGGATCGATGCCGGGGCCGCGAGGAGCGTCGGCTCCACCCAGGCCCGCACGTGCGCGCTCAAGGAGAAGGGTCTCGATCTCCTGCACCCGACCGACCGCGACCAGGAGGCCCTGGTCGTCTACTACAAGAACCTGATCGAGTACACGCTCGACACCATCGCGAGCGAGTTCGAGAAGGTGCGCAGCCGGTTCGCCCTGCCGAAGGCCATCCCCATCGTGGTCTCGGGGGGCACGAGCAAGGCTGGCGGGTTCCTGGAGTTCTTCAAGAAGGTGTTCGAGGAGAAGCGCAGGCGTTTTCCCATCGAGGTCAGCGAGATCAGGGCGGCCCGCGATCCGCTGGAGGCTGTCGCGCGCGGTCTCCTCGTCCAGGCTCTCCAGGAGTACGAGGACGACGAGCCCTAGTCGTCCTATGCGGAAGGCCTCCAGGTGAGCACTCCCGGAGCCCTCGCGCTGTGAGCGACCACGTCCTGGTCTCGGAGATCGAGGGGTAGGAGATGTACTATTTCCTCACAACTCAGGTGCATCGGAAGTTCATCGAGGAGCTTCGCCGATACTGGTCGTACCACCCGAAGTACAAGGACATCGTCCAGCACATCCAGGGGAAGTACAGCTTCCGCGAGCGCCCGCAGTTCGGCATCGTGATCAAGAACTCTGCCGGCAACCAGGTCGCGCTCGCCGCCGACAACTTCCAGGGCCACGTGATGAGCTACGTGTACCTCGCCCACGTCGAGGGGTACCCGAACCTCTCCGTCGAGTGGGTGCGCGAGGACTTCGTCGCCATCCAGAACAACGGCGGGTTCTTCCCCTCGGCGGCCGGCATCTACTTCCTCGACTTCTGCGACGCGAATGGCTCGCCGACCGACCAGGAGTTCTTCGTGGACCCGCTCCTCGACGTGATCGACGAGACGGTCCTCAAGATCAACGACACCCAGTACCAGCTCCAGAAGGGGAAGTTCCTCTCCGGCACGCTGCGCCTCTACCGGATGCCCGGGAACCTCCGGCTCTACGAGGGCCCCAACTACACGGCCGACCCGGACACGGGCGAGATCGACCTGATCGACGAGCTGGCCGACGAGGAGTTCCTGTCCGCCGACTACCGTTGCCCGGGCGAGACGACGGGCCCGTGGAAGGTTCGCGAGGACCGAGCTCTACGGGAACCCGTTCCCGGGACGGTCCTTGCGTTCGGGAGGCGCATCACGGCCGGGGACCGCTTGGCCGTCGTGGTCCAGGACAAGCGCACCATCTCGGCACTTGAGTTCGGGGGTCGCTGGGACCTGACCCTGGACTTCGACGTCATCGCCCGCGACCCTCTGTCTCAGCGCGAGATCCTCGACCAGACCGCTCTGTACCTCTGGGCGACCGCGCGACCACGGCTCTCCAGCATGGGGATCGAGATCGCCTCGGTCAACATGGGCGGCGAGACGGAGGAGCAGTACGACGAGGTCGCTGACGACTGGTTCTACAACGCCAGCTTCAGCCTGCAGCTCCAGACCGACTGGAGCATCCACGTCCCCCTCGGCATCACGATCCGCGGGGTGGAGCAGGCCGGGGGCGAGCCCGTGCCGCAGGGCCAGGCCCCCCTCATCGCCCCGTTCATCGAGCAGATCGCCGGGCTCTCCGACGAGGAGATCGCGAAGATCCAGACGAACTTCCGCACCCTGGCGTCCCTCGGTCTCCGGGCTCCGTGGGACCCGTTCTTCGTCGGCAAGCTGGGCCGCTCGGGGGTCTACGGGACGGGCGAGATGCTGCGCTAGGCGCTCGTTTTCGTGTCTATAGGGGCGACCTAGTAGACGGAGCGACCTTGCCGATGTTCGATTACCAGTGCCCGAGCTGCGGTCTGCGGTTCGGGTCAATGCAGCCGGCCGGGAAGGTCAGGGACACGATCCCGTGCAAGCGTTGCGGCGAGGGTGCCGACAGGCGCATCCCCACGCCGAGCTTCAAGTTCGCCCACGTGCCCGATGCGCCCCGTCCCCAGAACACGGGAGCCAGCTCGGTGGATCACGACGTCGACGTGGTCATCGGCCGCAGCGCGGAGGCGAACCTCAGGGAGTTCCAGCGACGCCAGGACTACAAGCGTCGCGTGATCTCCGCGAACGATACGACCGGGGACCACCTCAGTCGGCTCGACAGCGGCGAGTACTTCGTCATGACCGAGACCGAGCGCCGCGCCGCCAAGAAGGCCCGACTGGTCAACCAGGAGGTCATGCACCGTTTCAAGGCTTGGCGGGAGGGGCGCTCCGGCTCCGCTCCCGAGGAGGCTGCTCGCTGAGGCGACAGTCGCAACCCCGGCCTCCCGCAGGGAGGACCCAGACGTGACCAGACCGACAGACGAGATGTGAACGCAGCCTGCCTAGCAGGCCCGCAGAACGCTTCCTCCCCGCGAGGGGACGGCTAGACGTGAACCGACAGACCGACGGAGACGGGCACGGAGACGTGAACCAAGGCGCTCTACCGAGCGCGATCCGCGACTGCACCCAGGGCGTCACGCGCTCGCAGGAGAAGTGCGCCCGACAGACGGGAGTGATCCCGAGCGAACAGCCGACCTCGATGCTCCAGACCTCCACCGAACTCGCCACGGCGACCCCGTGGCCCGACGCGACGTGCTCCTCCTCCGAGTCGAGCGCGAGCGGGAAGGAGCGTCCTGCGGACGTGACGTACGTGGTCTATAGGGTCACGTCGCCCAGCGGGAAGGTCTACGTCGGGATCACGCGGCGCAGTCTCGACCAGCGCAAGATCGAGCACCTCTACCTGGCTCGCACGAGGAGTCGCCATTTCTCCGCGGCTCTTCGCAAGTACGGACCCGCCATGGCCTGGGAAGTGCTTGAGAAGGGAATCGCGACCCTCGCCGAGGCCAACGAACGGGAGCGGCACTATATCGCCCTCTACCGTTCGGCCGAGCGCGCGCATGGTTACAACCTGACCAAGGGCGGAGACGGAGTTGTCGCGAGCGAGGAGACGCGCAAGAGGATGTCGACCTCGGCCAAGGCTCGCGGGGTCTCCGCGAGACAGCTCGCCAACTTGGAGAATGGGCGCGGTGATTTCTGGAAGGGACGAAGGCATTCCGCGGAGAGCAGGGCGCGAATGTCCACGAGCCATTCGGGTCGTGTGCCATCGGAAGAGACGCGCGCCAAGATGTCTGCCGCCCATACGGGACAGGCCTTCACCGAGGAACACAAGCGTCGCATTCGTGAAGGCAACGCGAATCCCGTCCGACGCTCCGACGGTTCCGTTTTTTCGTCGGCGACCGAAGCAGCCAAGGCCCTTGGCCTGTCCTTCGATGCCGTCGCCAAGTCGATTCGTCGTGGAACTCCGTGTCGCGGATTCCACTTCACGCGGATCTCCCTCGACGCCTTCCGAGCCGCACTGAAAGGAAGCTGACATGCCCGCGGATTTTCCTGGGACCATTTACGCGCCACCTGGCGTCTATACCCGAACCCTGTTCGACTCGCCGGTCTCCGGCGTCCTCGCGGGCGTCCGCATTCCGGTGCTCATCGGGACGGGCAACGAGCTGCTCCAGCAGCGAGACTTGGAGGTCATCCGCGGATCGAGCAGCTCGGTCGACCAGCAGGTCCCCCAGGAGGACGAGACCGGTCGCGCGGTCGTCGAGATCACGATGACCGGCGAGGTCATCCTCGGCGACTTCAACGGTGAGCGCCGCCGTATCCGGGTCCGCAACTACCCGATCACGGACGGGTCAGGCTCCGGCAAGACGGCCACGGACCCCAGCTCGATCCTGGTCACGATCAACGGTCGCCCCGACGTGGTCCTGAGCGTGGCCCGCGCCGACATCGGCGTGATCGAGATCAGCACGGCGCCCGACTTCGGCGACGACGTCCGGGTCACCTACTTCTTCAAGCGGACCGACACGCAGATCACGGACAACCTGTCCGACCAGGTGTCCACGCAAGGAGCGATCCTCGACGGGGCCATCGGCAACGCCTACGAGTTCACCTCCTCCAACAACCAGTTCCTCGTGACGGTGGACTTCGACCAGTCGGCAACTACGCAGCAGGTCGTGACCGCCACGTTCCCCACCGGCAGCGTCACGGCCGCCACGGTGGTCTCCCTGATCAACGGGGCCGCGGCCGGCACGTCGCTGGTGGCGTCGACCTACACCAACAACTTCGGCCTCACGGCGGTGCGCCTCGTCGCCGACAACGGTCTCCTGATCGGGAACGGCACGGCCAACTCGGTTCTCGGCTTCACGCAGAACCAGAACACGCGTCGGAACCGCACGTTCTTCACCTTCAACGGGCCTATCGTCGACGGCTCGAACGGCGGCATCACCACGACCGACACGTCGAAGGTGACCGTGCGCGTCAACTCGGTCCAGGTCATCCCGACGGAGGTCGACGGCCAGAACAGGGCCGTGACGCTGCCCTTCGCCCCGGCGGTCGGCGACACCGTCACGATCCAATACTTCTTCAACACCTGGCAGGACACGTTCGACTACCTCGCGAACATCAACGTCACGGAGGTCATCCGCTGCGGCATCGTGCCCGGCAACAACGACTTCATCGAGGGCGCGGACTTCGTTCTCAAGGACGACCTGATCGTCTGGGGAGCCGCCTTCCTGATCTCGCCCGGGATCACGACTCCGGGGGCTCCGCCCTTCGGGCCCACGCAGATCTCGGCCCTCCTGATCGACAACCGCTGGTTCATGGCGCCGACGGAGGTCGTCGTCGTCGACACGGTGATTCCCGCCGTGGAGAGCCGCACGCAGTTCCGTCTCCCCGCGCAGCCGACGACGGGCAACGGGCGCGACACGCCGCTCGGGCAGGACGTGTTCCTCTCGGTCTCGAACACCCGCATCGACCTGCCGACCAACAACCCGAACTTGGTCCAGGCGTTCTGGGGGTTCGGCATCGAGGACGCGCTCAACCGGGGCGCCGTGTCGGTGACCAAGGTCGAGGGGACGATCATCACGCTCGAGAACCCGGTTCCCGTGGGTGCCGACGTCTTCGCGACCTTCTGGTACAACATCATGGTCGACGAGGAGTACACGGTCCAGGTCGAGACCAGCGGACCGTCGGGCATCGGCACGTACTTCCTGTTCGACAAGAACGGCAACCCGATCTACACGCCGAAGTTCGGGAGCAAGGGTCCCGCGCTCACGGGCGTGACCATCGAATTCCCCTCCGGCAGCGAGCTCACGCCCGACGTTCACTTCGAGGGCGGCACGCAGGGGCCGGTCGAGGAGACAGTCACGGTCCAGTTCGCGGACAAGGACGCGACCATCGCCAAGTTCACGGTGCCGGGCGCCGGCCCGTACTTCTTCGTCTCGGGTGCGTCCGACCGGGCCCGCTTCACCATCGACAGCAGCGCGCTGGCGGGCGGAGCGGCGGGCATCGACCTCTCCGCCCCGCACGGGATCCAGGGGCTCGGGTTCTACGCGAGCCTGCTCGGCGAGGAGATCCAGTACACCGACGACTCCGGCAAGACGACCTACGACATCCTCAGCGGGATCAACGACAACGTGTCGTTCACCGTGGACGGCGTCGTCGTCACCGTCACGGTGCCCTCGCAGACGGCGGTGAACGCCGACGCGTACGTCGAGGCGATCAACGCCGAGGCGAAGCTCGTCGCCAACAACCCCTTCCTCGACGGGACGACGAGGTTCCTCGGGTCGACGGTGATCACGGCCGGGCGCTACGACAAGCTCGTCTTCAACTACACCGGCGTGACCAACGGACCCACGGGTCCCGTCACGGCGACCATCGCCCCGGGAACCTACACGTCGCCGACGACCATGGCGGCGGCGGTCGACTCCGCGCTCCAGACGGCCATCGGGGCGCTCCCCGCCAGCTTCTCCGGCATGGACATCACGTGCACGGCGAACGCCGACGGAGGCATGCGGTTCACGTTCTCGGCGACCCCGACCGACCTCGGCACCTTCGCCACCGGGACCGTGACCTCGGCCCTCGCGGTTCTCGGAGACACCGTCACCATCGACGGCGTGACCCTGACGGGGGATCTCGCGCAGATCTCGGGCGCGCAGAACTTCGACACGGGCCAAGCACGCGCGACGCTCATGCCGATGGGCGTCCAGCCGGGCGACACCTTCACCATCGATGCCGGCGGCGGACCTGTCCTGATCACGGCGGCCGGCGCCCAGACGCCGGGCGGCCTGAACTTCAACGAGGGCACGCGCGCGACGGGCACCATCACCGTCGCCGGGCCGATCCCAGGCGACACGGTCACCGTGGACGGCCAAGTGTTCCTCGGCGTCTCGGGGGCACCGGCGGCGAACGAGTTCGACGTCGGCACCCGTGCGTCGGGCACGGCCACTCTAATGGGCGTCCAGTACGGGGACACGATCACCATCGACACGTCCGTCGTCGGTGGCGGCCCCGTGACCCTCACGGCGAGCAACACCCTGACGCCGGGTGGCCTCGACTTCAACGTCGGCACGGCCGCGACCGGAACCGTCGGGTTCAGCGGCGTCCGGGTGGCCTCGGCGGCCCCGTACCCGGTCGTCGCCGCGGACACGCTCACGCTCAACGGCAACGTGCTGACTCCCGTCGACGTCGCCCGCACCTCGGGCGCGGACGACTTCTTCGCGGGCGTGCGTGCTCTCAGCACGTTGACCGTCGTCACCACGGCGCTCCCGAGCACGGGCGTGCTCTACGGGGACACGATCACCATCGCCGGCATCCCGCTCACGGCGGACAACGTTACGACGCCGGGCGGACTGAACTTCGATGCTGGCACCCAGGCGACGGCGACGATCACGGTGACGGCCTCCCCCTCGTCGGCGACGATCACCATCGACACCGGCGCCATCGCGGGTGGTCCGTACGTCCTCGTCCCGGCCGGCGGTCCTCGTACTCCGGGCGCGAACGACTACGACAACACGCTGGGCACGACGGCGGCCATCGCCGCCGACATCGCGGCCGCCCTCAACGACCCGCTCAACTCGTTCGCCGCGTTCTCGAGCGCGGCGGTCGGCCCCGGTCCGAACGACGTCACGGTGACGTGGACGGTGCCGGGCATGGCGGCGAACGCCGTGGCCAACCTGTCCTCCGACGGCACCGTCACGATCTCCGCGACGTTTGCCGGCGGCGTCGGCGACGAGATCACGACGGCCACCGCCATCGTTGCGGCCATCCTCGATCCTCTCAATGGCCTGACCAGCACGGTGCAGGCGCACAACACGGGCGGCACGTCGGCCACGGTGGACCTCCGGGCGATCACGCCCGGGACCGGCGGCAACTCCATCTCCACGGTGTCGACCGCGCCGGCGCGCCTCACCTTCGCCGGCGCGACGCTCGCGGGCGGCCTGGGCACGAACACGTCCGCGCGCGACGACGCGATTGCGGCCGTCAACGACGTCGCCAACTCGTTCGCCGTGGACGTCACCGCGACGTCTTCGGGGGCCACGACCATGGTCCTCACGGCCGTCACGCCGGGAGCCGTGGGGAACACGATTACGCTCAGCACGACCGCCGCGGGCAGGTTCGTGCTCTCCGGCGCGACGCTCACGGGAGGCGTGGGCGACGACATCTCGGCCGCCACGAGTCTCGTGGCAGCCATCGCCGACGCGGGCAACGGTCTGGTGGGAGGAGTCGTCGCGACCAACGCGGGCGGCACCAGCAACGTCGTCACGATCATGTCCTTCACGCCGGGGACCGTCGGAAACGGCATCCTGCTGATGGAGTCGACTGGTGCCACGAGGATCACGCTCTCGGCGGGCACGCTGCTCGGTGGCGTGGGCGACAACACCACCGTCGCCACCTCGCTCGGGGCGTCGATCACGGCGTCTCTCCCCGCCCTCGTGTTCACCGGTGTCGTCGCGGCGGTCGTGACGATCACGGCCGTCACGCCGGGGAACGCCGGCAACACCATCGTCCTCGCGAGCAGCAGCGCGACGAGGCTCATCCGGAGCGGTCCGACGCTGGCGGGCGGCGTGGGCACGAACCTCACGGTCGCGAGCAGCATCGTGGCCGCCATCAACGACCTCGGCAACGGCTTGGCGGCCGCGGTGTCGGCCGACAACGCGGGAGGCACCAGCACCACGGTGACCGTCTGGTCCGACACGCCCGGCGTGATCGGCAACACCTACACGATTGCCTCGTCGACCGGTGTGCGCCTGCCCGTCTCGGGAGCGACGTTCGTGGGCGGCGCGACGACGGTGCAGGTGGCGTCGTCCCTCGTGGCAGCCATCTCCGACGCGCTGAACGGGCTCGTGGGTATCGTGACCGCGGACAACTCGAGCGGCACCTCGGCCGTCGTCGACATCACGGCGGCGGTGCCCGGTCCGACGGGCAACTTCATCACCCTGGCGAGCTCGACCGCCATCCGCCTGCCGGTATCGGGCGCGACACTCACGGGAGGCTCCGGTCTCGGCGGAGGCGTCTGGGAATTCCTCGACGGCGCCACCGTCGCGGAGGACTTCGCCATCATCTGCGGCCTGTCCACGGACGCGTTGCCGAGCCAGGAGCAGACCAAGATCGTGGACGGCGACATCGCGCGCCGCTTCACGGTGTCGGGAACGTCGGGACGGCTCATCTACGACCGGATCATCATGCGCAACCGCGTCCTCCCCGGCTCCGGCTCGCTGGAGCCGCAGAGCCAGGTCGCGCAGACGAGCCTGATCACGCAGGGCACGAACGCGGTCACGGAGACGGGCCTGCAGCCCAAGGCTGTCGGCCTCGCCGGGATCGAGGCCACGCTGCGTCCCGCGTCCCTGTTCGGAGAGGTCGGCTTCAAGGACGGCCAAGTCCCGGCCGGTACCTTCGCTGACGCTCGCGATGGCCAGCCTCGCGTGCGCTTCTACGGGTCGGGCGGCGTGAACCCGCAGAACAACGTCTGGAAGGTGAACATCGACGGGACCGCGTTCACCGTCGTCTTCAAGGACTCGGTGGGCGCGGCGATCCCGGCGGCCGGACAGGCCGACGTGCCGCTCGGACCGATCACGTTCCCGAACACGGTGCTCAAGCAGATCCAGGACGCCGCGGTCGGGGCCGGTCTCCCGGCCTCCGTGGTGGCCCAGGAGGGTGCCGGCATCCGCCTCGTCAGCGGGATCGTGACCACGAACTCGGCCATCACCCTCGGCAACGGCAATGCCAACAACGTGCTCGGGTTCTCCGAGGGCGCGACCGCGGCGCGCTCGACGGTCGATCCCGAGCTCGTGGCCTCCGCGCTGATGATGCACCACAGCTCGACGATCAACGGGGCCATCCTCGACTACCAGATGCCTGACCTGACGTGGTTCGCGGCCCAGGCACTCGCGGGAGTCGAGCGCGACTCGGCGAACAACGAGTTCCTGTTCATCGAGAGCCAGGCCAACAACATCGTCGGGCTCGGGTCCTCGTCGAACATCCTGTTCGAGACCGCGACCACGGCTGACTGGCTGCTCACCGGGACGGGCCTCGGCGTCACGTCAGGCCAGGGCGCCGCGGGAGAGTCGGGGTTCCAGGGCTTCTTCGTCACGAGCAGCGACCCCGTCGACGGGTCGGGCTCGGCCAACACGTCGTGCTTCAACAGCGGCGTGGGCCAGGACGGGATGATCAGCCAGAGCTACCGCGACACGGTGACGGGTCTCGTGTTCACGATTCTCCCGCGCACGGGCGGGGCCGATTACCCGACGGGGGCCGGGGCCTCGTTCACGTTCCAGGTGCGCAAGCTCGTCACGACCGACGCGAACATCCCGGTCAACTCGATCTCCGGGCTCGAGCTGATCGTGGCGAACACCGAGGGATCGTCGATCCCGCAGGGCGACACGGCCATCGTCGAGACCTTCGACCGCGGGGGCCAGGAGCCCGCCGTCGGGGACTCCTACTTCATCACCTACAACTACGCGAAGACGGCGGCGGACTTCGAGACGATGCTCTTCACGAGCCAGAGGGCCGTGGAGCGGAACTACGGGGACACGACGCCGGACAACCAGGTCTCCCTCGCGGCGTTCCTGGCGTTCCTCAACGGAGCCGTGGTCCTCGGCATCAAGCAGGTGCCGAAGATCCCGGGAAGCAACCAGGCGAGCACGCAGAGCTACAGCGACGCGCTCAACGACCTGCGCGGTTCTCTGCCTGGAGGCGCGGTGCTCGACACGATCACCCCGATGCGGGGCGACGACATCGACCTGTTCCTCCAGCTCAGCAACCACTGCGACATCCAGTCCAGCATCCGGTTCCGCGCCGAGCGGACCGGCATCATCGGCGTGGCCTCGGGCACGCAGCCCACGGAAGTCGGCGGGATCGCGCAGCAGATCGAGAACACGCGCATCCGCCTCGTGTACCCGGACATCGTCACCCTGACGATCCAGGACGCGCTCGGGAACTTCAAGCAGTTCCTGGTGGACGGTACCTACCTCGCGGCCGCCATGGCGGGCAACAGGGCGTCGCCGAACATCGACGTGGCGACCCCGTGGACGAGGGCTCGGATCGTCGGGTTCGACGAGCTGGCCCGCAAACTCGACGCGGTCGAGCAGAACCAGGTCGCCGTGCAGGGCGTCACCGTCATGGAGCAGCGGGGGACGGTCATCCGGGTCCGGCAGGGACTCACGACCGATCCGACGAACATCCTCACGAAGCTCCCGACGGTCATCACCATCGCCGACGAGGTCCAGAGGGCAGCGCGGCGCGACCTCGACAGGTTCATCGGCATCAAGTTCCTGCCGGGCGTCCTGTCCGAGATCGAGGGCCAGCTCGCGACCACCATGAAGGCGCTCAAGAACGCCGAGATCATCGCGGCGTTCACCGGCATCCAGGCGCGCACAACGAACGACCCCACCGTTGTGGAGGTGGAAGCATTCTACCAACCGATTTTTCCTTTGCTCTATATTGTGATCACGTTCAACCTGCGCTCGAATCTCGGAGGTTAGCGTAATCATTCACGATTTCGGTCCTTGGTGGGTCGTTTGTCGTGAATGAGGTGTGTCGATTGGGCCTTCACGAGCAAAAATTCTGTCCTATTGACGAGTCATCCTACTTCTAGTAGGGTGACTCGTCATGGACGGCATCCGTCAGCGCGCCCTCCAAATGTTCGATGAGGGCGTTAAGCTCGTCGACGCAGCTCAGTCCCTCAGCATTCCTCGGGATCAAGTCCGGGGGTGGTGGGTTGAGGTGCACGGCGAGGAGGGCTTGCAGGCCCGTAAAAGAGCGGCCCAGAGTGGCCAGAGGAGCCGTCTCAAGGGCGTCGAACTCGACCGGGCACGAATCACGGCGGTGGCTATGTTCCATGGGGAGCTTTCTCTCAAGAGCGTGGCTGAGCACACGGGGGTTCACTTCTCGGTCGTCAGGCGGTGGTGGGGGGAGGAATTCGGCGAAACCCTCATGCAGGGGCGTGCGCGGGACCTCCAACGTCGTAAGGCGGTAGCGCACAATCAGGCGCGTTCGGGCCCTCGGGATCTTGAAGAGATTGACGTCTTGTGTTCGGGGTGCGGCGAGATCTACCGGGCAAATCGAGTTTCGATTGCGCGCTCTCTCCGGCTTCTGTGCTCGGAGTGCAGGGGTGCCGAGCGTCATCCTGATCGGGAGTGCCCGATTTGTGGATTCCGGTGCGAGGGGGTACGCGGACTCGCCTCCCACGTGCGTCATCGCTGTGCTGCTGGGGATGAGGCTCACCGCGTCTGGAGGGACGGCCAGGAGGACCTCCGGTGGGTCGACAAGATCGAGAACGACGACTACGTGCGATGCCGAGAGTGCGAGTTTCGTGGGGAGACCCTGGCGACGCACCTCAAGGCGCACGGGCTGACGGCCGACGAGTACCGTAACAAGCATGGCGACGTCCCGATCCGGGCGCATTCCTTGACTGAGCGGAGGTCTCAAGCGCAATCCGAGTCATGGGAAAGGTCCTCGCATGCGGGGGCTACGAAGCAGATCGAGTGTCCCGACTGTCGCGTCCTACACGAGGTGTCGGCGTTTCTTGCTCCCGAGACGCACGAGACGCGCTGTGATGACTGCCGGGCCGCCCGCCAACTTGAGGAAATCGAAGCCCAGTGGGAAGGCAAGTGCGAACCCGAAGACTACGTCACATGCCGCCTGTGTGGCCACAGGGCTGAGGCTTTGAACAGTCACGTCCAGAATGCCCACGCACATGTGGCCTACAAGTCTCTGTTTCCCCAGTCCCTTCTCGTGGCGACAGGGTCCGTCATCAGGGACAAGACTGCGCTTCGGTTGGACCTTACGGAGGAGCAACTTCGCCCTTTCATGGACTCCGCAGGCAGGGTCCTCGTGGCGGAAGCCTCCGAGGCGCGCGACTGTTCTCAACTTGCCGTCCGTCGGTACTGCCGCCAGCTTGGTCTCCCCACCCGCAACCGTCTCGCTTTTCAGAAGCGGGTGCTCGACCGGGTGGCCGAAGTCCTCGGCGGTCTGGCGTACGAGTGGGAGTACACGGACACGAGGATCAGGAACCCGGAGACCAACTATCCTCTGCGCTACGACGGCTATTTTCCTCTCGTGAAGCTCCTGGTCGAGGCGCACGGGCGTCAGCACGAGGAGTTCATCCCGTACTGGCACAAGGTCCCTGAGAACTTTGAGCGTCGCGTTCGGCTCGATCTTCTCAAACTGCGGCGAGCTCGGGAGGAGGGATACGCCACACTCGTGGTGCGTCAGTCAGATCCGAAGGGGCTCGACGAGGGTTTTCTCAGGCGACGTCTCCTGGACTTGGGCATTGAGCCGCCCCGCATCGGGGCCCAGATCTCCGGTTAGAAACTAAGAGGCCGCCCGCCTCGGGTTCGGCATCAAGCCTATCGTCTACATGCCGGTCCGTCGTCTGCGGTCCGGCAGGACACGCGCCGACGACGAGGGCACCTGAGTCCGGCCAGCCCTCGGTGAGGAGCCTATATCCCCCTCGTGGGTATCCCGTTCCAGGAGGCTCCCACGAGATGCACGGACGACGAGCGGATGCTCGCGAAGTTTGAGGGATACCTGGAGGTCTTCGGGCGCGGCGAATGGCCGCCGGAAGAGAAGTGACGGAGGCTCGCCAAGTGATCAAGAAGCATCTCCTGAGCAAGATGTCCCCGGAGAGGGTCATGACGGCCCGGATCCTCCTACGAGAGGCGTCCGACCTCCTGTCGGTCGATGCTGACACGAGAGCGCGGGAAGCTGCCGCCGGACAGGATGTCATCCTCGATGCGCTACGACGAGCGGACTCTGGTCGAGCGAGCCTCACGGACCTTGCTCGCAGCACGCGACTCAACCTCGGGAAGATCATGTCGGCGGCCAGGGCTCTTGCCAAGCGCAAGGTCATCACGATATCGACCGATCCGCACGAGGGGGACGTGTACAGTCTCGTCAAGCGCGCGGCGTTTGATCAGGAGATCGTCCGGCGGACCGAGAAGTACGCCGAGCTGGTCCAGGAGACCCTCAACAAGTACTTCGCCGCCCACCACCCGAAGCTGACTCCGCCGACGATCACCCTCGACCGCGGGCCGAAGTACTGGCGCATCGTCAAGAACGAGGGCTCCAGCCGGAGCGTCCACACGTTCGTGGACATGGAGAACGGGGACATCCTCAAGGCCAAGGGCTGGAAGGGGCCGGAGAGGACGAACCCACGCGGGAACGTCCGCGATCCAGACTTCGGGATGCGGGGAGTGACGCAGCATGGCGCGGTCTATCTCAGGGCGGCCGAGGACGTGGTGGCCAAGGCGGTGAACGTCCCGAAGGATGTCTACCTGCGGGCCGGCCGGAGGTGGCTAGACGCCATCGAGAGAGACGGCCTCGACAAGGCGATCCGGGCGACGGAGATCCGTCTGGAACGGATGGCGCCTGGATCTCCGAAGGCCGTCGGAGTGGCGCAGTACCTGAGGGCGTGGCTGAAGGAGGAAGGCAAGGACGTCACGCCGCGTCAGAGAGCGGCGATCACCGGGCTGATCGACAGGGCCCTCCGCCATGGAAAGGAGGCGCACGAGAGAACCGCTCGTGCCGACCGAGACTGGGCTGACGGAGACCGTTCCGCGCCGAGGACCCCGTGGGGACAGGCCCAGACCGAGTACAAGATCGTCCCCGGAGTGTCCTGGTTCTCGACGGCAGGTCACGGCGGGATGCGGGTGGCTCCGTCGGTGGCGAGGAAGATGCTCAGCCCCGCCGCCATCAAGCACGGCGAGGTGTGGGGCGGTGCCTTCTGGTACGAGGAGGACGTCGCCTACAGCATCCCGTTCCTTGAGAACCCGGAATGGGACCATATCGCCGCGAGGAAGATGGGTTCGCGTGTTGGGCGTCCCGAGGAGCACGAGAGGACCATCCGGCAGTACTTCCCCCGCTACTTCCAGATGCGGGAGGAGGGCTTCAGGCTCCCGGACCCTCCGAAGGTCGGTGACAGGATGCGCTTCACGCGGTTGGCCGACTACGGATCCGGGATCACATACGCCCCTGGAGACGAGGTCGTGGTCACCAAGGTCACGCGGTCCCTCGTCGTGTTCCGCGGCAAGGGTGACCGACTCTACTCGGCCCGCATGCAGCGCTATCTCGACGGAGACATCGTGAAGGTGACGCCATGAAGCCGAACATCCAAGAAGCACGTCGTCTGCTGCGCGAGGCGTCCGAGCACTGGGCCAAGTCGACGGCCAAGCTCAAGGGCAAGAAGCTCGAGGCGCTGATCTCGAAGACCTACTACAAGCACGGGCAGCGCGTTCAGGTCAACATCATGGACATTCCCAAGATCTACCGTGCTGCCGAGGCCGCCTACAACGGTGCTGCAACGGCAGAAGAGGCGGAGAAGGCCATGGAAGAGGCGATGGTCGCCGCCATCGCCAAGCATCGAATCTGATTCAGGTGGCCATGCAGATTCTCGACGACTGGACTTTCCTGCGCAGGGTCAAGCGCGCGCTCGACTATCGTTCGACGCTGCGTCCCCTGCCGGGTCTCGTCCGCGACCTCCTCGCCGAGGAGCACTTCGAGGACGTCGCCCTCGCCGCCCTGATCAAGCAGCTCGCGCTGGTGGCCCGGGCGCTGAATCTCCGGCCACAGGTCTACACGGACCTGGTGCGCATCGCCGACAGGATCGAGGACGAGCGCGTCGGCATGGAGCCCGACGAGTCCGGCCTGGTCGACCCCGAGAAGTACCGCTTCACTCCGCCGAGGGCAGCCGGCCGCCGGTGAGCCGACGGCGTACGGGCGCCGCATGATCGAGCGCGCAGGGCTCTGGCTCACTGACGGGAAGGTCGTTCTCCTCGTTCGACGGGCACCGGGGCCTGATGCCGACGATGTCGGGCTCTGGTCCGTTCCAGGAGGACACCTGGAGAACGGCGAGTCCCCGCTCGCGGCGGCGGAGAGGGAGTTCGCGGAGGAGACGGGACACCTGCCTCCGCACGATGTCCTGGAGATGGCGCGCGACGGAGCGTACTGTCTGGTCATGGCCACGAGCGAGAACGTGGGATGGACCCCGACGCTGTGCGGCGAGCACGACGCCTGTGTCTGGGCGGACGCCGCCTGGATCCGCGCCCACTGGAACATCCTGCATCCCGGCCTGCGGCGGCAGATCGCGGCGCGAGAGGCGTCGCTCGCGAGAGGTGGATCTTCTGATTCGCTGGCCACCTTCATTAACGTGCCGCCGACCGAGCTGGCACGTCGTCTGCGGTCCGAGAAGGACCCCGAGAAGCGGAAGGCCATGAGGCGAGCCCTGGAGGCTTGGAGGCTCGTGGAAGGCAACCCGCTGGCGAGGGCGGCGAGGGGCGAAGGTGCCGGTCCTGGGGACTCTCCGCGAGCCGCGGAGGGCGTGGCCGCGCGCATTGCCCGCCGCTGGCTGGTCTCGCTTGCCAGGCTATAGGCGCCTCTCTCTCGGAGGGGACTCCCTCGTCCCCACTTTGCGCGGTGAACGGCCCCCCGGGGTCGGCCGCCTGACGAGAGGAAGGCGATCATGGCCAACAAAGACCTCAACCCGGCGCAGGGAGTTCAGGGCTCCAGCTACATCTACGACTACGGCACGTCGCCGCAGACGAGGACGGCAGTCAGCCAGAAGGTCCGCGTCTTGACGCCGGCCTACGGCAGCGACGCGAACCTCCTGTTCCAGATGGGCGTGCTGTCGAGCTTCACCCCGAACGAGACGCGCACCATCGACACTCTCCGCGGCATCGGCTTCGGCGACATGATCGCCGAGCTCGTCCCGAGCGTGACCGAGGCGATGACTGCCGGCTTCGAGCGGGCTCTCCTCTACCTCTCGAACCTCTGGCAGGCGACTGGCTACGCGGGCGGGATCAGCGGACCGGTGCGCTCCCTGCGTCACCATCGCTGGCCGTTCGACGTGGAGCAGCAGCTCGTCTTCTCCACGCTGGCGGACTTCGACCTCACCGGACAGGCCGGAGTCGGGTTCAACGGCGGGGGCGGGACCTTCGACGGCGGCGTCAAGGAGATCACCTACCCGCAGGTCACGAACGACCCGAACAACTTCCCCGGCGACCTGCGCGGCCACACGGCCATCATCACGCTCTACGAGACGTGCTGGTTCAACTCGTGGTCTCTGACGAACCTGGGCCGCGACACTGGCATGCTCATGGAGACCGGGGACATCACGATCTCCGACGTGCACGACTTCTCGTCCGAGTACGGCGAGTTCCTCGCCACCGGCAACGACCCGACCATCGGCCAGGTCGGCTCGGTGCGCTACAACGTGGGCGATCAGAGAGCCGCCTCCGACTTCGTGACGGTCTAGTCCAGTTCTCGGGTACGGTCTCGTGATCCTGCCCAAGCCAGCGCCTCCCGCCAGGGGGTTTTTCAACCCGAGCAATCGGTGGAAGCGTCACAGACGCAGACGTGAACGTGAATCAGATGGGAATGCAAGAATCCCACTTCGAGCTGTCCGCATCCTCCCCAACGTGGGACGGTCAGACGTACATGTACACGGGCACTCACACATGTGAATCGTTTGCGCTGTGAGCACGATCCACCGACCTGCTCCACCACGATGTGGAGAGAGTCATGGTCAACCTGAAGGCCCTAGAGGCCGCGATCACCAGAGTCGAGAGCATCCGCGACCTTGAATTCACGTTTGAGGCACAAGGTCTTCAGATCACCCTGAGAGCCCTTCGTCCCGACCAGGAGACAGAGGTCCAGCGGTACGCTCAGGCCGCGATGGAGACGGGGTCCGAGAAGAAACCGGACCAAGCCGCATTCACAGACTTCATGGACCGCATGCGTCATGCGGCTCTGGGGTTCTCGCTGGTCCAGATCGGTGATCTCGACCTTCGAGGTGTCGAGTACATCGAGACGGGGGAACTCGACGGTGGCAAGAGCGTGTCCGTCCCGAAGTGGGAGGCGATCAGAGACATGATCGCGCGCGAGTGGTCGAGGACCATGCTGACGGAGGTGTTCGCCAAGTACGGTGAACTCGTCGGGCGCATTGAGATCAATGCGTCGCGCAGCATCAAGTTTGAGCCGATTGATGTCGAGGAGGAGATCACCAGGCTGGAGAAGCGCATCAAGGAACTCCGCGACACCAAGGCCAAGCAGGACGGAAGAACTCCCGGCGGTCCGAGGCCGACCTCCCCGGACACATCGGCCGTGGAGGCGGTCCAGAAGGCCGTGGACGATCTGCTTGAGCCCGCTCCCGAGTCCGAACCTCCCCCAGAGCGGGCGCCTGGACGTCGTTCCGCTGTGCCCGCGGCGGCGACGGCTCCGGCGCGATCCCAGGAGCCGTCATCTCCGGCGGCAGGACCACAGGTCCCGTCCACGACGCAAGTTCCCGAGGAGACTGGGATCCCGCTGCCTCACGATGGGGATTCGTTTTTCGATCCCACGGATCCCGACGAGGCATTGCGGAGCGAAACGAGACGACAGGCGCTGCTCCGACAGCAGCACCAAGAGCGCCAACGTGCTCGTCAGGAGCACGAGAACGCGCGGGCTGAAGCAGGGCTCCCCACGACGGCCGACCGCGCGGCGCAGGCCCGAGAGGCCCAGCGTCGCGGAGGACGCCCACAAGCGACGTCGCTCGACACGCGAACGGAGGGGATGCGGGCTGCGAGCAACATCAACGATGCTCTCGTCGATGGTCGGGCGGGAGCAGTCAGGACCGGGAAGCCGCAGCCCCCCCGGTCGGGACAGGACCCGCCCGTCCAGCTTCACGGCAAGCCGGTCTTCAAAATGCCCGCGCAGACGCTAGACAGACCCAACGCGCACGGACGTGGCAACGATCCTCCGACTGTGAATCCCACCCCTGGCGCAAGGAACGAGCGGTTCAGGGGTCCGGGCGAGCCGTAGGCCATGCAGCTTGCCGTCACCGGCCCCGAGCAGCGCCACCGGATCTACGAGGGAGTTCGGGCCCTGGTCTACCCTGGGTTCCTGCTCCATCACGTGGCGGTAAGCGGGACACGCCTCGTGTTGCGCTCCCTGAGCGATGACGACTGGTTCATCCTGAGGACGAGAACATGGGGTACGACGCCTCGAGATTGGAGCGCGTGGCTCGTTGCATCGGCCACATGGATGGTCGATGGTCAGGTCGTTCTCGGTGACGACGAGGCTATCTACCGCCTGTACGAGATGTGTCGTCAGATCCCCGTGACGGTGCTCGATGATCTCAACGCGATTGTGACTGCCCTGATGAATCAGGTACACGAGGCGACGGAGAGGGTGGAGGCGTTCATTTACGAGGCGGAGTCCAGACTGCTCTGGACGGCCGAACGTAACCGAGTCGCCGAGGGAAGAAGTCTGCACGGGGTCTGCCTCGGGACCAATCCAGTGAGACGCGTGTGGACGTACTTCAATAACCTGGAGGACGAAAGAGAGGCCAACGATTACGAGTGGGCCATCGCCAAGTTCCTTGTCGGACCCCACGCCCCCAAAGGAGTCAAGAAGATCGCGGCGCAGGACTCGAAGCGGGACGCCGATCGCCGCCGCCAACGTCAGGCTACGATGGATCGCGTCTATTACGAGGCCACGGGCGTGCTCAAACCGAAGCGGGACGGTGCTCCGCGGGCGAAGAAACGTGCGTTCCAGGAGTTCCGTCAAGCCGAGAGTCCCGAGGAGATGCGCGAGGAAATGCGTCGCTGGGTCCTCGGGATTAAAGACGACCACGACCTTGTCGTGGAGTCTGTCAAGGACAAGATCCGGAACGACGTCGAGCGCCGCCGCGCGGAGGCGATCGATAGCCAGCGCGCTCTGCAGAGAGCGCTCGACGAGGAAGGCGTTCCCAGGTCGCAGATGGTCCCGCTGTCGGGCGACGCTGGTCGGGAGCTGATCGCGAGATTGAGAGACCGACTCCCGGGCTCACGCGTTCTCCTCGACAACACTCACAACAGGGCATACGACAAGTACATCAAGTCGAGACCCTCGTCGGGAACCCTCAAGGTCGATGACGCGGGGCACATTTCGCCCGACGTATCTGCGGATCCTGAGATGTTACGCATGCTCGTCCGCCCTGACGAGGATCGGAGAACGCTTCAGGAGAACATAGAGCGCAGACGGCCTACAGCATCCTTCGATGGCGATGGTGGGGAGGAATAGGCCGTGGCGAATCCCCGCATTGTAGCCGAATTCCTTTTCGACAAGAAATCGATCGACGACGTCGTCAACAATCTCGGGCGAGGCCTGAGTGAAGCGGCCAAGGACTTCGCCGCCGACGTGAAACGCAAGGTCGCGTCGGGGATGTCCGACGGTATGAAGCTCGCGCTTGCCTCAGGGCGATCAGGGGAGGCCATCAGGAAGTTTCTCGACACGAACATCATCGGTGCCGCAGAGAAGTGGCACAAGCTCATGCTTGAGGGGAAGGTCGCCGAGGCCGAGAAGATCGAGCGCACGCTCGATCAAAGGTCCAAGCGATTTGCCCGTGAGGTCGAGGCTCAGGCCGAAGCATTTGAGGCGATGAGCAGACGTCAGGTCAGGACATTCAGCGAGAGCGCCGACGCTTTCAAGGACTCTGTCCAGGAGATCCAGGCGGGGATATCTTCGCCCGAGGGAATATTGGGTCTCGGTCGAGGGATCGCTGGGAGAATTCAGCAGCGAGGACGAGCGGAACAGGATAGAGCACGGAGGATCAGGGAGGTCGACCCCACCCAGGCCAGAGGGATGGCCGTTGCCGGAAGGGCCGTGGCCGGTTTCGGGGGTGCCCTCGTGGCGATAGCTGCCGTGGCCGGGGCCGTCATGGCCCTGGTCAAGCTGTTCATGGACCTCAACGACCGCATCGTTGAGATGAACAAGGCCATCGCAGACACGGCGGGCATTGCAGACTTCGGCATCGGAGGACGACCCGTGGAGGCCGGGCAGCGCTTCGGTCAGGAACTGGAGACGATTCGCACGCAGATCACGGACGCCGCCAGCAAGATCAATGGGTTCCGCGTCAATGCACAGGACATGTTCCGCGTGCTCGGGGCGATGAACGAGGCGAACTACCAGTTCAGGAAGATGCGAGAGGAGATAGACCGGGGCGCGGCGAACATGCACGACTACGCGGACGCGGCCGAGCTGGCCATCACGTACTCGAAGCTGTTCGGTATCGACCTGCAGATGGTGGGCACCAATATGGGGGATCTCGCCAACGACTTCGGCGTAGGTCTCGGCCAGATCGCCGAGGGACTCTCGACCGTCCACCGAGAGGCGGCGCTGTCCGGATTCTCCACGAAACGATTCTACTCGACGATCCTCGAGGCCACGTCGGGCATGGGCTTCTACGCCGTGCGCCTTGAGGAGGCGGGCAAGATGCTCAAGTACCTGAGCAACATCATGGGGGAGACGGCCGGAGTCGAGCTGTTCAAGTCCCTCACCAATACGTGGACGGACGCGACCACGGAGGCTCGCCTCAAGCAGATCTTGCTTACGGGTCAGGCCGAGACGGCCCGCATATTCGCCGACGTGGCCGAGGCCGAGGCCGAGGGGATCTACGCAGACCTCACCAAGAATCTCTCCGACAAGAATCTCTGGGAGAAGGCGGGCATCACGAGCGGAGCTTCTCTGGTCAAGAGTCTCGGGAAGATGGGAGAGGAGGAGCGGGAGAAGCTGATGGCCAAGCTCAAGCGGATCGGGTACGAGCCGGAGATGGTCCAGCGGATGGACAACCTGATTGAGACGATCCAGGCAGGCCAGGGTGACCTGGGACAGCAAGTCGAGGCGATGGGTCGGGTCGGACCGGCCGCGACGCTGGCGATGCTCACGCAGAGCCAGGTCTTCTCGGGTCGGATGCTCCACCGCTTCATCGCGGAGGAGGGAGCCCCAGGACGGGCTGCCGCCGAGCAGGTCACGGGATTTTCCGGGAAGCAGCTCGATGCGTTGATCGACGCCTCCAGGGCCACAGCCGCCGATTTGAAGTCGCTTCGGGCGATTCAGGGTCGAATACAGAGCGGACAGCAAAAGATCGCCAACGAGGATATGCGAGCGATGGCCGAGCTGTACGGGGCCGTTGTCACCCAGACAGGCGAGATCGTCGGTGCGACTTTCGACTCCAAGTCGAACACAGTCATTCTTGGCAAGCAGGTCACGGACGAGCAGGGCCTGATGCTCGCGCAGAACGACCGATACCAGAAGGCCGCAGGACAAGCGGTGTCCGAGGACATCGAACTCGCGCGGCAAATATCGCAGAACACGGAGAAGCTGTCCAACGTGCTGGAGGCGAACATCGCCAAGATCCTCAATAAGATATGGAAAGAGGTCCACGACTTCTGGATGAGCTTCCTCGACTGGTGGCACGTCTTCAGCCCGGAAGATCCGGGGGTCAAGGGACGTGCCACGGTCGAGCGAAACTTGGCCAAGACGCAGACCGACGTGACCAATGCGATCGAGGCCAACAACAAGCTCATCCAGGGTCTGCAGAAGTCCAGGGAGGGGACGCAGGATCCCATTCTCAAGAAAGGCTTCGACGACCAGATCGAGGTTCTGGCACAGGCTAACGAGGACATGAGACACATGGGCGAGACTGCTGAGAGAGGGTCGGAGATCCTGTCGCACATGGACACCGAGGGGATGTACACCAGCCAGATCCTCCTTGCGATCGAGGAGAAGATGCGAGAACAGGGAATGGCCTTGGAGGCCATCTCGCCCAACCTCAGTGCCGGGTACGAGGAGATGATGGCGATGATGGAGGACATGCCGGATACCATCGAGAACAAGTTCGAGACGCAGTGGACCGAGGCCGCGAAGGATTTCGCGCGGCGGGTGACCATGGCGTCGGGCATGACGACCACCCAGGGTCTGCGAGTGCAGGAACGAGCGGCAGAGGCAGCCGGCCAGACCTATGTAGGGGAGACGCAAGAACAGTTCTTTGAGCGTGTCCGAGATGCGGTTGGACAGGCGATGCAGGAGGCCTCGGATCCGACGAAGCAGCTTCAGCAGGAGGCGAACGTCAATCTAGCGGAGATCGCCGTCGCCACGCTGGACACGGCGCGCAAAGCAAACGATCTCAAGAATCTCCAAGTGTTTGAGACGGCCCAAGCGGCCAAGGACCTCATCCTGCCGGCTGGAGGTGGACGGCCCATCATCACCGACGAGCGCGACACGGTGATGGCCATGCGTCCTGGAGGACCCATCGCGACGGGCATGGCGGGCGGCCCACGGACGCGCGGGACGGTCAACGTCAACATCCACGGCGGGGACCAGCGACGAATCTACAGCACCGTCATGCGCGCGTTGAGGGCGACCGGCAATGCCTAGCCAGCTTCCAGTCTTCCGAGGAGCGTTCTCAGGTCCTCTCAAGGGCGAGGAGGGAGGGCCCAGGCGAGGTCGCCGCCCTGTCATCTTCGACATCCTCCTCCCGGACAGGGAGACCAGTCTGCTCGATCAGGTCGCTGGAGGCCTTCGCCTCGTCCTCCACGTGAACCCGAGAACGATGCAACTCAGCTACGCGAAGCAGATCGAGCGCGTGCAGACCAGGGCCGGGTTCGTCGAGTTCCACTGGGGGGACGCCACCGAGGAGATTTCCTTCGAGGCGGCGACTGGGGGATTCATGCGGCTCTACACGGGCCTGTCCAACATCGGCGGATCATCCTCGGGAGATCAGGGACGCCGGGAGACCATAGCCTACGACAAGTACCTCGACCTCCTGGCGCTGTTTCACAACAACGGGGCCATCTACGATGTCTTCGGGAACATCGCCGCGCAGGGGTACATCAAGATCACGTTCGACGGCGCGTCGCACATCGGGTGGTTCGATGGCCAGTTCACCGTGGCCGAGGCGGCCGAGACCCCGTACCAGTTCAACCTCAGCGCCCGGTTCCTCATCGACCGCGAGATCATGAGGTTCCAGTCGGCCAGGCCCGTATCCCTGGGTCCAGCCTCCACGCTCTCGACGGGCGAAAGCGAGGCGGCGGGTTCTCCCTCCACTGCGCTCCTTGACCCATTCGTGGGAGATCCACGCGCATTCTCGGGCCCCACGGCCGTGTCCTTTCCCACGACCATCAACCCGTTCGAGGAGTCCTGACGTGGCAGACGCCAGCCAGACATCTCTCACGAAGTTCCAACCTCTCGGCAGCTACGCTGGACTGGACACGGGCCCCAACTGGATCGCGAACACCCTCTCCGCCGAGTCCAGCGCGGTCGACGGGACTCTCCAGCGTCTGCGGTCCTCGCGTCTCGGATCGCCATTCACGTTCAGGATCGTGCCGCCCGACATCCTCCTCGACGCGTTGCTCGGACGAGGACAGGCGCAGACGAGCGGCGCTTTCGACGGGCCTCTCCGGCTCGCCTTCGAGGATGCTCAGCGCAACCTGGACACCGTGCTTGCCGACCCGACATCGTCGCCGGCCGAGATCGAGGAGGCTCGTCAAGCTCTCCTGGGTACTCGTCCGCCCATCACGGGAGACCAGAACATCGAGATCATCGACACGGCGCTCAGAGCGTCGAACAACTTCTCCAAGGTGACGGAACGTCGCAGGCAGTTCAGGCAGTCCAATTTCTTCGCATCGGGACCGACCAGGGGGGCGACTCTGTCTCGTCTCGACAAGATGATCGCGGCCAACGGGATCCAGTTCGATCCACTGGCGGTCGAGCAGTCACAGGCGAACCAGGCGGCGGTCTCGGACCTCATCCAAGCCCTGGACGTGATCGTGCAGGTCAACCGCATCGCGGTCACGCCCGCGCTCACCCTGCTCGTCAACCCCCAGAACCTCACCATCACGTACGCGAAGAAGCAGGTCTACCAGGACCGCAATAGGTACAATTACGTCTTCCAGTCGTGGGGCGAGGAGCAGGTGAGGATGAGCGTGTCCGGTAGGTCCGCCGGATTCGTCGCCGGGAGTCGTGGGACGGCTCGTCAAGCCTCGACGGCGCATGGGGTCGTCCCGTTCGAGACCGTGGGAGTCAGCGGGTATCAGTACGCGTCCAAGTGGAGTTCGGCCGCTTGGCAGAATCTGATGGGGCTGTTCACGTTCTACAGGAACAACGGGTACATCTACGACACCGCGGGTAGGCCTCGCTCCGAGGCCCACCTGTTCATCGGCCACGTCGAGATCACCTACGACCAGTTCGTCTACCTGGGGCAGTTCGAGAACTTCCAGTACAGCTACGACGAGGGCAGGCAGCACGGGGCCGTGGACTTCAGCTTCGAGTTCACGGTGTCCTTCATGTTCGACAGATCGCAGTCCGGCGCCGTCCGGCCGTACGTTTCCCCTCCTATGCCCAGCCCCAGCTCGGTCCAGCGCGGCCAAGTTCCCTTCGTTCCGAACCAGGAGGCGAACGCGATGCGCACCATCAATCCGTTCGTCTCCAGCGCTGTCGACCCGTTCGCCCCTTCCGCGGCTCCCTCCACCGCCGTCCTCGACCCGCTCGTCGATCCACGGACGTTCAACGGTCCCACCGCGGTACCGTCTCCGGGGTCGCAGGCCGTCAATCCCTTCGCGCCGACGACTCTCAACCCATTCTAGGACGATGGCCGGCATCGAGAACAGACCCTACGCGGGCACGTGGCGCCTCAACAACCGCGCGGTCGTCAAGTACACACCCGACGCCCTGGTGTTCATCAACGGCGACACGTCCATCCCCGGTTGTCCCCGATGTCGAGGACGCGTCGACATCCAGCATTTCGTGACCTCTCTCAACGTCGAGACGGGCACACAGCCCGGGTCGCACTCGGCGAACATTAACCTGACTCTGCCCCGCGTGCAGGGTCAGCAGGTCTTCGTCGACGGCTACAACATCCTGCGCCCAGGTCTTGAAGTCCACATCTTCATGCGTGGTTACTTTCCCGTGCGCGGGATGTTTTCCCACCTCGCCAGCCCCGACATCTCATTCCCCAACCCGACGGCCAATGACCGTCTTGACCTCTCCAAGTATGCCTCCTACCCGTATTACCCAGTTTTCCACGGAGTAGTGACGCAGGTTACCTACGAGTACTCGGACGGATTCTACCACGGTTCCCTGCAGTGTGCGTCTCTCTTGCACTTCTGGCGTTTCCAGAACGTAGCCACCTCGGCCGCGCAGCTCGGCGAGAGACCGACGAACGACCCGGCGCGGACGACCCTGGTCGGGAACGTCTTCAACTCCATGCACCCGTTCGCCATCATCTATACCCTCTACAGGGACGTGGCCGGGGCTGCGGCGGGCGTGGAATTCGCCCTAGATCAGGAATCGAACCTGACAAGCGTCGCGGAATCGACGGGTCCCGCGGGACGCCAGATCTACGACATGGCTGTCCTCTACTGGGAACAGAGGTTCAAGACACGTATCCAGAACCTGCGCATGTTCGGGGTCAACGGTCGATTGTTCAACGCCACGCAGCAGGCTTGGTTGGCGAAGCATGACGTGAGTGACATCCAGGGTCTCCTGACCAGCTCCACGTTCAGCGATCCGTCTGCCCAGCGTCGAGAGAAAGATCCGTTCTCTGCGCGATGGTCCGTGGCCAAGTCCCTGGGTCTCGCCAACCTCGGCTCTGACCTCGTTTACTCGCCGGTGATTCGGCAGGATGGAGAGCTGGTCGACTTGTCTGTCCTGGACATGTTCGCCTTCTCACAGGCGATCTCCGAGGTTGGAGCAGTGAACGAATGGCAATCGACGTACCAGACCAAGATGGACCTCGCCACTGCCGTGTGTGACGTGACCGGTTACGAGTTCTACCAGGACGTCGACGGCGACCTCGTGTTCAAGCCTCCGTTCTACAACCTGGACACGTCGACGAACAGGTACTACCGACTCCAGGACGAGGACATCATCAACATCTCGGTCGTCGAGAAGGAACCTGAGGCAACCTACGCCATCGTCAAGGGCGTGTGGATTGGCGGATTTACCGGCCTCGCGGAGGGAGCAGAGCTGCTCAAGAGGGGCATGTATGTCGACTACAAGCTGGTCGCGCAATTCGGCTGGCGCCCTGCGGCCTCCCTCGACGTCACGTATCAGACGGATCCCAAGGTTCTCTTCTGGATGGCCGTCTCGCGACTCGATCTCGCGAACGTGGACACGTACAGCGCGAGCGCCACGATTCCGATCCGTCCCGAACTTCGACCAGGCTACCCTGTCTACATCCCGTTCATCGACTGCTACTACTACATCTCGCAGATCAGCCATCAGTTCGCGTTCGGCGGCCAATGCACGACGAATCTGGTTTTGACCTGCCGCAGGGCCAAGTTCCACGCCCCCGGCGTGCTGGAGGCACCGGCCGAGGGCAAGAGTGCCATCTGGCAGATCAAGCTGAACCGGCCCGATCTGCCGCCACGCCCCCTGGAGGTGTTCCAGAGCGTGATGCCCGGCAACACGGACAAGCCGATCTTCGTCCCCAGGATCGTGGGCTTTCCCAACGTCGTGATGGCTATTGATCCCCAACAGCTCAACCCCAACTACACCGTGGTCGGAGTCGGCCTCGATTACTTCAATGCCGTCGAGGGAGACGCCGACGTCCTCTGGGGACTCCTCAAGAGAGACTTCGACAATGTCAGGGCCTTCGAGCCGCTCAACGAGGAAGGAGCCGTCACGACGGACCCCAGGGACATCACGAAGTTTCGGCTCACTTACAGCCAGAATCCACAGCAGTCCTTCGTGTTCGACATCGAGGACCTGAAGCGGAGTTTCCGGGAGCTGGGTGAAGCTCTCGGGCCGCTCAGGGGGACGGAGGCCGAGATCGACAAGGTCGAGCGGCAAGCGGCCATCGCCAGCGGATTCGCCAACGCTGCCGATTTGGCGAGAAGACTAGGACTGCAGGAGACGTCGAAGACGAGGGCGGTCGCCGCGGGAGCATCCCAGCGAGATCCGCTCCGCGACCAGCTCGGTGTGCTTGAGGGAGAGCTGGAGAGCGAGAGACAGAAGTTCAACAGCATTCTGGGAGAGAACGGCAGCATCCAGAAACTCGCTCTCGTCTTCGAGGCTCTCCAGCCCAATCGCAACGACCCCATCAAGAGAAAGGTCGACGGTATCCACGGCGGGGAAGTCACTCTCGCTTACTTCGAGACTCTCAGCCATCTCAAAGGCCAGTATCTGTGCGGGTCCGTCAACGGGCAGTACAGGTACTACTCGTGCTCGCACCCCGACCCGGATATGCAGGGCGCACCCATCATCGTGTTCGACGACGGAGATCGGGCTAAGGCCAGGACCAGGTCGACGGTACGGAGGGCGGCCAGCGCTCTCTCCAATGTGCTGACGGGCAACATCGTGGGCATCGGAGCAGACCTGTTTACCCAGCTGCGAGAACTCGTCCCTACTCTGCCCGGGATCGATGGGTGGCTAGACATGCCGGCCGAGTTCGACAAACTGCTGGGACAGACGAAGACTAGGGGGGAAGCGGCGTCGAGGAACATGGATGCCACGCACGCGCAGCGTCTCCTGGACATCACCGCCGCTGTTAATGAAGTCGTGAACAGGATATTGGCTCGAAGCGACTACCAGGAAGCAGTGGCGAGTTCTAACGGCCTGATCTTCGCGAATCCACAGCTGTTCTCTGGATTCCGCCCCGAGTTTGAGCCCTCGGATTCCGAGGCGTACCACTCGGCGGGCGTGGCCATCGACGTCCTGTTCGCCAACCAGACGTTCGCCACGGCCAAGGACAACGGAATCTCCCCTGGTCCATACGACGTGGCCGTCAATGCCATTCGAGAGGAAGTGGCGAGGGGCTTCAACGAGGGCTTGATCTCCGGGATGGGATTCTATTCCATACGTCCTAAGGGGGGGAAGGGACCTCCCTCCACATTCATGCACATGGATCGGCGAGACGATGCTACTGCGGCCGAGATCCAGCAGCGAAACCAGGACAAGCGAGAGCAGTATCTGAACGGTCAGCTCAACCCGCCGAAAAATCCCAAGGAGCGCAAGAAGTTCTTCAAGCGCCTGGGGCTCGACCCGGACACAGGAGCCGTGGACGAGCCGAAAGCACCGTTTCCTGATACGAGGAGCTTCTGGGCGGAACCCTCGGCGGAGGCCAACAATTGGGTGACCAGATTCGGAGCCCGAACGAAGCGCGGAAAGAAGGGCGAGAGGGAGGACATCCCCCTGATCCCTTCTCCCGGGAGGATCACGCTTTCCGACAGTCCTCCTCCTACCACGGTCGCATCGAACGCCAATTCTCCCGAGCAGCCTGCGCAGGAAGCCCCCGAGCTGGAGAACCCGCCCAGTGTGACCACGCGACCCGCCTTCACGCCGACGGATCGTCTCGTAGTCCAGTTCAAGTCGGAGGTGACGCGTCCGAACCAGAACCTAAGATACCCGGAGGCGGAGATCGGCGTGGGGAAGTGCCGTGTAGGGCTCAACATCGCCCAGGGGCCCCAGCGTACACCGCGGGTCCTCACGACTGACCAGATTCATACGATATCGTTCATGCGCCACGAGGGGAGCAAGTTCACGGAGGTGGTAGGGACCTCGCAGACCGCGGGATCCATCACGTTCAACGGACAGGGAGTATCCAAGCAGATCACCCAGATGTTCCTCGATGCCGCGCAGGACCTCGACGATCCGTCGAAGACGGTCCAGGAGGTCTTCGGGCCCGTGTACGAGCAGATCGGGCTGGACGTGGGGACTGTGGACCTGCCCATCTACGACAACGGCGATCTCGTGGGCTTGACGCTCGTGGAACTCCCTCCTCTCGAGGACATCATTGCCCCTCTCTCGCCCGATCAGGTACCGGCAAGCGCGGTCCAGGTGATCTCGCAGCAGCTGGGGGATGCTCCCGATCTTATCGAGATCCCGGATCTCAGGATCTCCGACGTCGCCATGCTCCCTGGCTACAAGCCTTTCGGGGCGCAGAAAGACGACGGACGTGCGTGGACGCGGGCCGTGGAAGCGCTCGCCGCCAACTTCGCCGTCGGCATTGCCAGGGTAATCGAGCAGAAGTTCGACGAGGTGGTGGCCGCGGCACTGGATCCGGCCACGGGCAAGGACATGCGCCTGTCAGAGATCCGCGGAGACTTCAACGAAATACTCTCCAAGACCTTTGGTCTGGACGACGCCATCGCTGCGGTGGTGTCCTTCTTCACCGAGGACAAGGCTGTCAAGGAGGGCAAGAAGGATCTCCCTCTACACAGCCCTGTGTTCCCTGTCTCGGACGAGAAGGGCTACCAGCACTATGGCGCGTTCCGTTACGGACGCGGCCTGTCTGTGGAGCCCGGAGGAACCTTTGCGTATATTCACAGCGGCCAGGATCCGTTCCGGAACGTGACGGCGCAGACCGCCGAGGAGTTCCTCCGCGAGTTCACCCTGGCGACGGAGGGCCGCACCAGCCCAGGAGCCAACCTCCTGTCGGGGGTCAGGAATGCGGTGTCTGATTTCCTCGCCAAGTTTCTGGGGGAGCGGGAGACCCCGTTGTCCCAGAATCTCGGCCAGGAAGGAGGGGAAGCGACGATAGACGCGTCCAGAGTCGTGGATCGAGCCGTCGCCGATGATCGGGAACGGGCCGATCTGGAGGAGTCGGCAGAGAACCTCGCCCTGACTGTCTCGGCTCTCGGGACGACTCCAACTGGACGGGATGTTCTGAGGGAAATGCTCGCAGCGAACGGAGACGATCCCAACCTCGTCGACCAGGAGTCCTTCGACATCTCGGACACGCAGTTCGTGCGCAACTTCATCGGATTCGCCGCCAACTACGGCAAGAGCCCGGTCTTCCAGACAACGATTTCCAACGCCGCCTACAAGCTGGCCGACCTCACGGCCCACCTCGCGGCGAGGGCCGGAGACTCCTGCGTCTGTCGCGGGTCACTCGCCGATGTGGTCCTCGCCGCGTACGGGCGCGAGCATTTCGTGGCCGTCGAGGACATCGACCAGGGCGGGCAGAAGGCGGAGGCATTCCACAGCGAGGAGATCATCAAGAGGACCTCGCAGCATGCCCTGCAGCAGCGACGATATCGCGGCGAGGTGCTCGACGGCGCGTCGCCGGACGCAAAGGCGTTCAACAACAACAATGCCGGTCCGGCGGCGACTCCGCCGGAGGGAAGCTGACCGATGCCGAGACCTCCTTCAACGATGGACGTCGACCGTCCCGTCCCGTCCGCGCAGATCTCCTTCGACGTCTCTCCTGAGCATAGAGTCAAGTCGAAGGACCTCAGCACAGGGCCGGCCGCGTACGGCCTCTCGATCGCTCGGGTGGTGCGGGTCGACTATGCCCGTCAGGAGGCCGTTCTCCAAGTTATGACTGGCGAGTCGGACATCTTCGAGTGGGTCCCGATTCCGGTGACGGCCGCGGCCGCGGGAGCACGCCACTTCATGGGGGCCTTGCCGGAGCCAGGTGACGTCTGCGTCGTCGGGTGGCTTGCGGCGGAGAGCAAGTTCCCGGTCATCTTGGCATGGCTGCCCATCGGCGTGGAGGCCGGCATCGAATGGCTTCCCGTACAGAGCTTCCTGCCATCCGAGACCGACCTGAATCCGAAGAAGCAGGCCCACTTCGAGGGCATCTACGGTCGTCGACGCTTCAAGACCGTCCCCATGCTGCCAGGCAATGTCGTGCTGTCGTCGAGTCAGGGCTCGGACGTGGTCCTCGACGAGGGCGTCCTCATCGCCAGCCGCAGGGCGAACGAGGTGCGGCTCCGAGACCAGGATCAGGCGATCCTGTTCAGGTCTCTCCAACAGTTCCACGCCATCGGAGGCGCCCGGATCTACGCCGGCATGGTCCAGCGAGACGCCACGTTCCTCCCCGCGCGCATGTTCAGCGACGGGGTCGACTGGACGGCGGGTGTCCAACAGGACGAGTCCGGCAATCCTCTCCCTCCCGCCACCCTGGGCGCGAGCTCGACGGCACAGAACGTCTTGACCCCACACGCTGTCTTCTTCCGCTCTGACTCAAGCCTGCCGTTCCCGGACAGCGGGGTCTTCCTGCAGGACAACATCGACCCGTACTCGTTCCTCTCTCGCGGTTTCTACATCGGTACCGACGGATACGCCCTGGACCCGAGTCGAGTCACGTCAGATGCCGAGTATGGCGGCAAGCCGCTGTATCGCGTCTCCCTCGACCCGAATCCTGAGAACACGTCCATCCCTGCCAATGCAGCCATCGCCGAGGAACAGGGAGAGTCGGAGACGCTGACCGAGTACAGGATCGAGATGGACCACACGTGGGATGGGAGATTGCCGGTCACGGAGCAGATGGACGGACTCGATGCCGACCGTCTGCCCGCCGACGCTGTCCAGGACACGTCCGTGGCCGCTGGAGGCCCATTTCTCCTCTGGGTCCTCGGATCCGTTGTGGGCAACGATCCGTACACGACACGTGGTCGGCTGCTCTACGGTCTTCCGCTCGCCCCGAGGATCTTCGACGGCACGCGCATCGATCCTCGCCTGGAATCGGGCATCGGGTCTCCCATCGGAGACCACGCCGCCTCGCTGTTCCAGATCACCCCTCCCGTCGACGATCCGTCGCGCGTTCCCCCGGCATTCGTCAGCGCCACGAAGGATGGACGCTTCAAGGCGTTCCTCAGCGGACCCCAGGACCGAGACTCCCTGGAGATGGCCCTTAACGGCGGCATGAGGCTCGACGCGAACGGTCCCGTCGTCATCAACGCGCCCAACCTGGTCTTCAACCTCCGCAACGGAGATCCCACGGACAACTTCGCGCTGACGGTGGGCACGGAGACGGGGGCAGTCCTGATCCGCGGGAACGCCCCGACCACGCGGGGCAGCTTCTCCGCGAGGACGGGGACCGACGCTCTCCAGGAGAGCACGCTCCCCGCCGTCGCGGTCGAGAGCCCGAACGGAAACGTCCACGTGACGGCCGCCCGCATCGCCAAGATCTCAGGCGCCAACGCGGTCCAGATCACGGACACGAACGAGGTGCTCATCACATCGAAGCAGAGCACTAATGTACTCACGGACAAGCTCCTCCTCCAGTCGAACACTGTGGACAAGTCTGTCCTCGGCCGCGAGACCAACCTCTACTCAGGTCCCAAGAGCTTCCTCCCGAGCAACGCTCCGCTGCGCGAGACCAAGTTCATCGGGACGCCTCTGACGGGCCATGCGGGAGGCAAGACCGACGAGTACACGATGCTCTTCGGGGACCGTGTCGAGAGGATCGACCTCGGCGACCACACCACGACGGTCCTCGTCGGCAACATCACGTGGCGCACCGGCGTGGGGACGTTCACCGCGCGAGCGGGGGTCAACCAGATCACCGTCGACACCAGCTCCGGGGTCCGGGTGACCGTCCCCACAGGCACGCTACTGGTCCAGACGACCCTCGCCACGACGGTCCAGGCGCTGGCGTCCCTCACCCTCAAGTCGAACGGGTTCACCAAGCTGTCGGGCACCGTGACGACGCTCGGAGGCAACGGCAACGTCGGAGCCATCGTGAGCAGCGCCGACCGGGATCCCCTCACCAACCTTCCCCTGTCCTTCTTCGGCATGGGCAGCCAGGGTCACCGGCTGGGGGTGCCGATCTGATGGCCCTCGTGAGCGCGGCCATCACGTCGGCCATCATCACTGCCGGACAGGCCGTGTTCCCGGGGTCTCAGGACCTCCCGCGCATCGCGTCCGCGGTGGGCAAGTCCGTCCCGAGCTGGATCCCTCTCCCCACCAACGTGCTCGTGAAGGGATCGACGGTCGGCGTGGCCGGGGCCGGCTCCGTGAACGGCAAGCTGTTCTTCGCGGGGGGGACTGCGCTCGTGATCGCCGGCCTCCAGCAGGCGGGAATCAACGGACAGTCCGCGGCCGGGCTCGGCACGGCGGTAGGGTCCGGGCTGGCCACGGTCCTCAACTCCGCCGCGCAGTACAGCGGCATCTCGGCGGGCGTGGGCGTGGGCGGAGACGTGTCGAAGATCAGCCTGTCCAACTCGGCGACGCTCATCGGGATCCTCCTCGCGAATCTCCAGGCATCCGGCGTCAATGGGCAGATGGCTCCCAGGGTCGCTCAGGGTCTCGGGATCGGCATCGCCGACATGGTCCAGACGGGTTTCGGGTTCGGGGGAGTGACCGGGTCGCCGTCGCCCGTCCCCGCGACGGGGACGAGCATCAGCTTGGTATTTTGAGCCGCCCCCACTTTGAGCTGCACCGATGGGATTCGACTTCACAGGATTCGTGCTCAGGGCGCCTCGCACGGCGCCGGCGAACGCCACGACGACCGACGAGGCGTCGAACGGTGTCGACCGCGACTTCAAACCCCTCTCGGGGGACTACGTCCTGCCGTCCCCCGACCTCGTCGAGCTGTCCGCCGACCAGTACCGCGCGGCCGTGCTCCTGCGCCCGGACGACGGGCAGACGGAGTACCTGGTCTGGGCCGCCAACACGGCCGACCTGCGCGACGCGGGCGAGTTCGTCGTGAGCGACGCGACGGTCTCCTTCCCGCAGGGAGATCTGGTGGTCCTGGTCGCGGACAATCCGTTCGGCGCGTCAGGTTCTAACTCCTCCATCATCATCGACGACGCCAACCGGACCATCGTGAGCGTCGTCAGTCTCGTGGTGCGCCGAGGCGACACCGGAGAGGAGGTCCAGCTCGTCGGGCACGGCGACTTCGATCCCGTCAGCGGGGTGTTCACGATCACGGATCCGGTGACGCTCGCGACGCTCGGGGGAGGAGTGTCCAGCCAGCGCGGAGATCGAGCGACGGACACGGACTACACCATCTCGCCCCCGGCATTCTGGTGGTCTCGGAACGACCGCTACGAGAACCGCTTCAAGTGGGACGGGAGGGTCCAGCGATGGCGCCCCCTGCGAGGCACTCCTCCGCGAGATCTCGGCGTGCTCCTCGTCGACGGGAGTTACGTTCTGGCACCGGCTCCGTCGCACGTGATCCTCGGCGACTTCCTGCCGGGAGACAGCTCCGCGCCCGATTCCTACTCGATGGTCAGGATCGGCACGCGACCGGACGCTTCCTCGATTCCCGTGGCACAGCCTGTCGGCGTGTCCGGGTTCGGCGGCATCAAGGTCGTCACGGACGACGAGGCAGAGGAGTTCGACTTCTCGACCGACCCCACGCTCGCCGGCATCGTGGGCCAGGCCAGCGGACAGCTCGTGTGGAACCCGGCCTTCGTGGACACCTTCGCCGGGCAGAGGATCTTCTACTCGTACCGGGGTTTCGTCGACCAGGACGAGATCGAGCCGCTGGGTCCGCTCGAGGACGCCAACCTCCGGCTGCTGTTCCTGTCGCCCATCCCGGGCCCGACGGAGTACCCGTTCGTCAGGATCGGTTCTCGCCAGCCTCTGGACGCCTTGCTCGTGGAGACGGAGACGGCCCTCGCGGCCCTCGTCGTCCAGGAACACCAGGTCGGGGTCGCGGCCAGCACGGGCCGGCTCAAGTTCTCCGACGTCGACTTGGCCCGTGCTGACCCGGACAGCCCCGACTTCGACGTGAGCTTCCTGGGCGCCCTCGTCTTCTACGACGGCGTCAGCCTCACGCAGAGACCCGTGCCCCTCCGCCGCCCCGTCCAGCTCGTCGACAGCGGAGGGATGCCCACGGTGGTGTCCGGCAAGGACCACCAGATCTTCGTCCCAGACGCGGTTCCCACCCCGTCTCCAGGGACGTCCGGCGTGCTGTTCCTCGCCGACGGCACGGGCGCGGTCCCGAACACCTCCACGGACCCCGGCGTCCGTCCGGGGAACGGATCGGGTCTCGTGCGGCAGGTGACGGGGCCGTGGGACCTGGTCCTGTTCACGGACAACGGGCAGATCAAGACGATCATCGTCTTCGACGACGACGACGAGCGCCCGCGATTCCGCTTCAGGATCCCACGCGGAACCGCGTATCTCGACCGTCGGGAGGGCGCGGGGGGCAGCGAGGTGATCCTGGGACGCGAGGACCTGCAGCGCTTCGACGGCCACCCGCTGTTCTTCCTGCAGTCTGGCGCGCAGCCGTCCGTCTGGGCTCGCGAGGCTCGCATGTGGTCCCGCGTCCGCGACCAGTTCGTCCTGGTCGGCGACGAGGTGTTCGTGGTGAACATCAACGGGGCGACGTCCACGTGGGACGCGTCTCTCGACCCTGGAGGAGTGAGCACGTCCGTCGGCGGAACTTTCACGGCGGAGCAGATCGCACAGAGCCTCGCCGCCGTACTCGCCGGAGGGACGGCCGTCGCGGTGAACGGGAGGGTGGCGATCCAGACGGCCTCGATGGCCGACCAAGCATTCTACGGCGAGATCGAGATCGGGCTCGGACCCGGTATCAGGGACCTCTCCGGGCCCTCGGCCCTCGGCTTCCTCCCGGGCTGGAAGATCAGGATCGCGTCCGCAGTGGCCGTCGATCCGCCGCCGGACATCGTGTGGCTCCCCGACAACGGGACCACGCTCGGCGTCTTCCGCAGCCCGTTCAACCTCGACGGCAGCAAGGACGACGTGGCCGACGTTGGCCACGTCGACAGGTTCGAGGACGTGGTCCTGACGCCGTCCATCTCGCAGTCGCCCGTCGTGTTGTTGGACAGGCCTCCGCTTGAAGATGTGGCGGGCTACGACGAGGGGATCTTCTTCCGTCTACAGGACGGTCTCGTGTCGCTGCTGCTGGAGAACTACGACGAGGTCTTCTACCAGTTCGGGGAGGAGAAGTTCTCGTGGGCCGACGAGCACACGGAGAACCAGACTCTCCTGCAGCCCACGAACAACCTGTTCCTCGGGCAGACGGGGGTTATCCCGTCCTCGTTCCGTCTCCCCGGCAAGGGACTAAGCATCTCCGTCGCCGGCCAGCCGCTCGAGCCACAGACGCTTGAGGAGGACTTCATCCTGCCGGACGACGGGGCTCCCGGCATCGCTCTCCTGATCGACACGGTAGGTGCGCTCGTCCAGCTCGGAGGGCGTGGAACCTTCGCGCAGGGCGGGACGACGTTCTCGGACTCCTCGCCCGACATCGACTTCGTCGCGCTGGGCGTCAAGGCTGGCTACCAGCTCAAGATCACGCAGGGCGACGCGCAGGGGACCTACGTCGTCGCTCAGGACGCGACGTTGTCCAACCAGCTCGTCGTGCGCCAGCCGTTCCCCGTCAGCGGAGGCCCCGTCCCGTGGGAACTCTACGACGGCGTCACCGCGGAGCAGTTCGATCCCGGCATCGTCGCCGACACGCAGTACGTGCAGTTCAATCATCTCCCTGAGGATCCGTTCAAGGTGCGGGTCCTCTCCCCGCTGGGTGACGTGCCGGCCAACCAGGCCGCGCAGGACCAGACGCGGCTGGTCGCGGTCCTGGGCGATGCCATCGCCAGCGGACGTCAGATCAACGTGCGGTTCGGACAGGACCCCGGCAGCGCCGACGCGGCCATGGTGCAGCTCCAGCAGGTGAATCTCGGGCAGATCGTGAACTCGGCCCTGTTCGTCCCGAGTCCGGCGTCGGAGCGCTTCGCCAACGACAATTTCTCCGTCCGCGTCGGGGCGAAGACCTACACCTTCGCGGACGGCAACCTCGTCAAGGTGCCGGGACCCGTCACCTTCCCGCTCGTGGGGGACATCATCGAGGTGCAGATCGGAGACGGTCTGCTCAACTTCGGAGATCAGGTCTTCGCGCAGTTCGACGGGCAGGACGTCATCTACGTGGAGGATTTCCTGACGCCGAACCTCAGCCCGGTCGAGCTCCCGGTGGGGAAGGTCGAGTACCGGCTGTCGGACGGGGCACTTAACTTCTCGGCACCGGACATGGCCGCCCACGGCGGATCGGAGGCGTTCCTGGTCGAGCAGATGGTCGCCACTGGCGGGCGAGACTACACGGTGAATCCCATCCAGGGGTCGTTCCTCTTCACGACGCCGCTGCGCGAGTTCCAGGTCGTCGAGGCGCAGTACTTCCGGGCCGAGAGCGGTACCGGGAGCCTCTTCCTTGAGCCAAACGATCCAGGCGATCCGACGAAGGGCACGCACCCCGTCGAGGTGATCGAGCAGCTCCCGCTCTTCGTGCAGCTCGATCCGGCCACTCCCGAGGGGACGGGAGACGTGGCGCGGTGGCGGTTCAATCCCACCGATCGAACGCTCCGCGACGACATCGAGCCCGTCTTCTACGTCGGGTCGACGATCTACAACGTCGGCAGCAGCCCGGTGGCCACTTTCGACTTCGAGAACAGCGTCGCCATCCTGGAGCTGCCCGTCCCTCACATCAGCGTCGTGCGAATCACGTACGCCGTGCTGGAGGCGTTCGGCGGCGAGCAGACCTACACCGTCAGCCAGCCGCCCGTGTATCGTCCTCCGTTCCGCATCGAGGCCAACAGGTCGAGCTTCACGCTGGAGACCGACCGGACGGGCGACGTCACGCCCGGCAAGCTGCTCCGGGTCGCCGCGTTCCCGTTCTACATAACGGCCTCGACCTTCGATCCCGCGACGAACCAGACCAGGGTCGACTTCATCCCGGAGACGGAGCTTGAAGCCGGATCCCGGGATCCGGGATCCGACTCCCTCTCGCTCATCTCCGACATCCCGCTCGCCACCGACATCGTCCCCGCGGCGCCCGACGGGTTCTGGATGCAGATCTTCGCCGCGTACGAACCGATCAACCGCGGTTTCCAGGACATCACGTTCCAGGCCGACCTGACGGCAATCGCGGTGCCGGGGCATCTCCTGGAACTCGGAGGTCTCCCCTTCATCATCTCGGGCTCCGAGCGGTCCGATGACGGCACGCGGACCAGGGTCGACGTCACCAGCTTCTTTCCCAGGGGGTTCGCGTTCGGCCAGGACGTAGCGAAAATCAGCGTCCGCCCCGTGTACCAGCCCAGCCCGTCACAGTTCCTCGGACGTGGCGGGGTCGCGAACGAGAGACCGTTTGAGCTGATTCTCTTCGGAGAGACTTCTGGCGGCGTGGAGCTTCCAGGACGCACGCTCAGGCCCACCATCGACTACTCGATCAACGCAGACGACGGCGGGATCGAGTTCCTGCCCCCTCCACAGGGGCCGCTCCTCCCTACGCAGATCCTGTATCTGCGCCACACGAGGCAGCGCTCGGTCACCCCCATCCTGTTCAGCGAGTTCGTGCTCAACCCGCGCTTCGATGCCCGGTTCGTCCACGTCGAGGCCCCCTCGGAGGAGAACGGTCGCCTGGGGAAGATTCTCCGAGGCACCTACACGTTCTCCAGCCCGGACACCTGGTTCTATCGGTCACTTCCCCTGCTCTCCTACCTCGGAGAGGTGTCGGACCAGGTTGCCCGGGACATCGCGGCACAGCTGCCGTCCTTCGGCGCAGCGCCGGCCGTGATCCCTCCGGCGGAGAATGCTACCCAGGGACGGTTGGGCCTCAAGTCGCAGCTCCGGGACCTGGAGGACACGGACCGTGCCGCCCGCGTCTTCCTCGAGTTCTACAACGAGACCATCGTCCCCTTTGAGCAGGTGCAGGAGACGATCACCGGGAACGTGGTCGGCGACAGGGACGGCAAGTTCAAGTTCTTCATCGGTCGGGGGAAGGAAATCCCTCCTCCAGGCTACGAGGACGAGATCACGGGCGAGCTGAACCGTCGCAACATCTTCAGCGAGCTGTTCTTCGCGTACAACCCTGCCACCGTGTTCCTGGAGCGGGACCCGCTCGTGGACCCGACGGCACTCACGGTGTCGGGAGACGACATCGAGGGCCCGTACATCGACCCGGACTTCCTGGACGACCTCCAGCAGCAGCAGAAGGAGCTGGTGATGAACGACGTCGACGATGTCGTTCTCGTCTCCCGCACGCGCAAGAGGCTGAGGCTCTTCCCGCTGCGTCTTGAGGCGTTCGGTCGGTACCGGCGTCTGGGTTCTCCGAGCGCGTTCTCCAGGATCTTCCCCGAGCGCGCCGAGGCGTTCACCCTCACGGATCCCGGCATCGGGGCCGACCTGGAGGCCGTTCCCGTCGATCCCGGCGTGTACTCCTTCCGCAAACGGATCCGGCGGCTCTCCATCAAGGGCGACGGGGGGAACTTCAAGATCCAGCTGCCCAAGCGCGCCAGTACGTTCCTCAAGTCCATCGGCCAAGTCGAGAACCCGGTCCTCGGGCAGATCGAGAACATCGGCTCGATCAGCGTCCGGCTGCGCCTGCCTCGGGCCCGCATCTACGCCTACAGCAACGTGGGGTTCCCCGAACTCGATCCGTTCATCATCGGATTCCCCGGATTCGCCGCGTTCCCGAGACCCGCGGTCATCGCCACTCCGCTCCCGCTCCACGAGTTCCCCATCGGCGAGGGAGGTCTGCCGGACACCGGGCAGCTCGCTGCGCAGGGGGGAGAGGTCATCGATCTGACCACGGGCGATCCCGATCTCTTCACCCCCGCGTTCTTTGCTTGGCAGGACGAGCCCAGGGTGCTCCCGAAGGCGGCGTTCGGGAGGCCCGACGGGCGCATCATCGACGCGGCCGCGGGCGAGACGTTCACGTTCACGTTCCTCGGCCAGGACTTCACCGTCACGAAGTCCATCTTCGTGGGGGAGATCATCCTCGGCTGTGTCATCACGTTCGTCGACCAGGACGGGGCCACCATCCTGCCCGACGGGCTTCTGGAGGTGTCGGAGGACCCGGCGGCCACGAATCCTCCCATCGATCTGTCGCGCGGAGACACGGTCTTCGTCACGCCGCCGGACGCCGACGTGACGATGGGGGACGTGGACGACCCGCCCACGCAGACCGAGACGGCGGCGCAGATCCAGGGTCTGCCGGAGTTCCGGCTCAACTTCGATCTCCGCGTGGACCGACCCGACGGCGAGTACCGGGACATCTCGTTCCCCAGCTACGAGGACCCCAGCATCTTCGGCCTCAAGGAGATCCTGCACCAGCGTCCCCCTCTGCCGCTGAGCACCATCGAGGCAGACGTGTCATTCAGGAACGGCCGCACGGAGCCTGCTCCCATCCCGGCTCTGACCGGCGGGTTCCTCAACGACAGCGGCGACTACACGCTGCCCTACCTCTACACGCCGAACACCGAGATCGAGATCCTCGGCATCGTCCAGGAGTCGTTCCAGAGCATCTTCGGGGACTCCCTCGTCCCCAACGCTGTCTACCCGGACGAGATCCAGGGGACCGACGGCCAGATCTTCGGGGTGCTCACGGGCACGGATCCTCCGGCGGCTCTCGTGACTGCCCTGGACGCGACCCCGGTGACCACGGCGGGAGGTTACGTGGCCAACAGCGGGATCGGCGACGTCGTGCCGTTCGACGTCCTCCTCGTCGAGACGGGACAGGCCGGGGCAGGGCTGCCTCCGGGATCGCAGGGCATCCTGTCCGTCGGTTTCGTGCAGGGTGGCAGCAGCTTGATCGAGCCCCCGCGCTTCGTGACTCCGACTGCGCTTCCCGCCGCCGCAGCCGAGCGGATCAGGTACCGGCTCAAGACCGCGATGTCGTTCGTGAACCAGGGCGTCCTTGCGTTCCCGCCCGGCATGGCCGTACGGCGCGTCGGTACCGTCACCGAGTTCGACATCACGCAGATCTCCAACGCCATCCTGGTCTTCAATGATGGGACCCCGGCTGCCCTGACCGGGGGTCTCAATGACATCTTCAGCCCCCCGTTCTTCGGCGCCGCGCAGGACAATGTTGTGACCATCAACCTCTGGTCTGCACCTGACCTCGTCAACCCGGCGCCCGTGTTCTTCCAGTCGGTCGTCATCGCGTTCAACAACGGCGCACCCACGGCGACGGGCGATGCGGGCGCGCAGGCGATCACGTCGATCTCCGCCGACGACGAGAAGATCTACGTAGACACTCCCGGCCCGTTCGTGACCATCGCGCTCAACCCGGGACTCGTGCCCCCCACGTTGCCGGAGGACCCGCTGAACCCGGGGGACACGATCCCGCTGTGGTTCACCGTCGATCTGGACCTGACCTCGGCCGTCGGCGCGGGCGGAGCCAGCACCACCGGGTTCATCCAGGCGGACAGACTCACGCTGGACGAGTCCCTCGACCTGCGAACCGTGTTGCCGCGGACGGAGCCTCTCGTGGCTGGCATCGCGGTGGCCAGCGAGCTGGAGGTGCCGTTCGTGGCCAGCGGCAGCACGGATGCCTGTACGGTCAATGCTGCCGCGGAGGTCAACGGCGGCCTCCCCTTCACCTTCCTGGACCGCAGCAGCCTGTTCCCGCGTATCGGGGCCTTCGACCCGGCGCCCGCCGGAACGGGACGAGGAACGCTCCGGGTGATGGGTTTTGAGGGCCACGGCAACGCTCCCATCGTCACCACGTCTCCCATCACGTTCTCGGCGATCCCGTCGTCCGCCTTCCCGGTCGGATCGGCGACCGAGATCGCGAGAGGCAGCGGAGTCACAGGCGTCGCCACGAACAGGAACTTCAGGATATCCAGCGACGGAGTCACGTTCCTGAGCGCGGCGGTCGGGAGCCTGGAGAGCATCGAGGCCGGCGACGTGTGCCTGATCCTGGGAAGCGACGCCGCGACGCCGCGCGCCGCGACGACCGCGGGGACGTACCTCGTCAAGCACGTAGTCGAGCCGAACGTGCTCAGCACGGAGAGTCGGGAGATGACATTGACGACAACGACGCTGCCCTTCAACACGCAGAACGGATGGGCGCGCATCGTGTTCCCGAACATCGTACAGGCCAGAGTCGACGCCGCATCCACCATCCAGGTTTCCGACACGACTGTGCCGTCAGACGGATCATCGGCATGGGCTGCCACGGGAACACTGTGGCTTCTTAGCGAATTTGATCCCGACGCCCCGAACTTCCTCCCCGGGAACTTCCGCATCGATTACACCGCGGTCAACAACGCCACCAACACGTTCTCGGTCAACTCGCTCACCGCGACCAATCTTGATGGCTCCATCGTCGGAGCTGCCGCGGTAGCTGTCATCGATGCTCTGCTGGCGACGACGATCGTCACGGGCTTCGTCAAGTTTGACATCACGATGGACGCGGCAAGCGATCCCCCCGACGCTCCGGTGCTCCCTCGAAACCTCGTCGGTTTCGACAGCGCAGGAACGACCGCGGTGGGGTTCCGAGCTCTCCGCGTCGCCGGGTCTGGGGTGGGCGCGGGCAACGAGTTCTTCACGTTCGGTGGCGGCGACCTCGTGATCGGTGCTCCTGCGGCCGGAGAGGTGGGAACGACGGCTGCTACGCCCATCGTGAACACCAGCTTCGTCGACGACGCGAACGCCTACGTCTACGACGATGTCCCCCAGTTCATGGAGCTGAATCTGACCCTTGCCCAGTGGGACAACGTCCACGCGCTTGCGGCGGCGGGCATCCCGGCCGTGTTACCCGGAGACAGATTCATCACGACTGACGGAATCACCGCGGGATTCTCGGCGCAGGCGGGCATCTTCCTGGAACCGTCCTGGCCTCGCCCCACCCTCGACCTGGCTGGCGCCGACGAGCGCGTGGTGGATGCGGGGAACTCCGTGCCCGTGGCGGCCATCGGGTTCCGGGACGGGACCGCGTTCGGAGAGGTCGCCGACGAGCCCGTGACCTGGGAGGTGCGGCGCATCAGGAGATTCCACGACGTCCTCTCCGACGTGGGCGAGCTTCTCGGCCCGCTGCGCTACGTCTACCAGATCCGTCGTGGCACGGTGACCACCTTCGGGACCAAGGTGGTGGGCCCGAGCGCCACGCCGTATCCGTTCGTCGTCACGGCAACCGGAGGAACACAGCTCGGGGGCTTCGACGACGATCTCGTCAACGTGAATCCCGGCGACACGTTCAGACTGCTCGACGACGACGGCGTCACGGTGCTCGACGAGGCGGAGATCGGCGGCATCGAGGGTCCCGACGACATCTGGCTCAAGCCGCCGGGGATCCTGGCCGTCTCGGCCGCGGACGTCCCGGGGAAGCCTTTCGAGATCTACCTGCGGCAGGCGCCCGTGCCTCACGAGCAGAGCAACGAACAGCTCTTCACCATGATCACCGACCAGGTGCTCCTAGACCGCCACGCGGACTTGTCGTCCCAGGTCGGAGGGTTCGTGGAGCCGGAGGCGAACCCCACGGATCCGCGACGCGTCCAGGACACCGACAAGTCCATCAACTACGACGCGCTCGGGATCCAGGAGGGAGACATCGTGGTCATTGATCCGGCAGGCGACCTGTCTGGCCCGCTCGGAGCCATCCCCGCGACGGGTCCAGAGCGAGGGACTCGCCCGTTCGGCGACCGCAGTGTCCCTGACCGTACGGTGGCTACGGCCGGACAGGAGGTCCCGTTCGTCGCGGGAGCACCGGCCCAGCTCGACGACAACCGCGGGTGGTACAGGGTCACGACCGTCGAGGAGGACTCCCTCGCGGTCAGCTCGGACACCGACTACTCGGCCGACCCGGGCGGCGGGTTCGTGACCTTCGGGACCGCGGCGGAGTACGCCGTGCTCCCGACGGTAAGCGCGTCGACGGCTCCCTTCGCCGACCCGCCCGGCGGCCCAGGCGTCGAGGGACAGATGGACCTCCGGCCCACGTCCTTCGCCGGGGAGAACGGGTCTCCTACCAACAGCTTCCTGGGCAACCTGTTCTCGGTCGCCCCGTTCTCGTATCGTGTGATCAGACCCTCCTCGCTGTTCAGCGAGGAGGCCGTCGACCTTGTCCTTCTGATGCGCGAGCGCACGCTGAGCTTCCTTGAGGAGTTCGACGTGTTCTTCCGCGAGGACAAGTTCGGGACCTACTTCGTGTTCCAGCGAGACCAGCACGTGGCCGATCTCGGTAACCCTCTGATCCCCGACGAGGGGAAGGGCGTCATGAGCAACGAACTGATCGACGGTGTCAGGGGCCTCGTCGGCATCAGCCCGTTCGCGAACACGACGGATGCTCTGTCGGTCCTGGACCGGCGGTTCTGGGTCAACGACTCGCGCCTCGATCACGAGTTCCCGCCTGGCTCTCCGCCCGGCACACCGAGCTACTCGACCCTGGAGAGCAACGCCGACAACCCGGCAGCCGAGGAGGGGGACGGGCGCCCGGTCCTGACAGACAGGATCGAGGACGTGCTCGACAACAACGACCAGTTCCGGGAGCTGCGCTTGGCGTGGCTCGACTTCAGGGTCAACCGCGAGGACGGGACTCTCGTGAGGATCTCCCGGTTTGAGGACGAGCTGCCGAAGAAGAGACGCGACGAGCTGAGACAGCTCAGGCTCGCACAGTCCGTGAAGGATGCGGGGTCGTCATGAAGTACCGCAGCCCGCTTGACTTCGACGTCTCCAAGATGACGGTGGAGGAGGTGAAGGAGCGCCTCCGCGCGGAGGGTTTCCCTGTCGGAGAGTGGGTCAGCAACGAGGATCACGTCAAGGACGGAGACAAGGCACAGATCCCCACCTTCAAGCGGTACGCCGAGCTGTTGGGACAGCTGCGCGACATCCTGCAGCAGCAGGCCGACCGCGACGTGAAGCAGATCGACGACCTCAGCTACCAGCTTCGACGGCTGAAGCACGGAGGAGGACGCTAGGTGGCCAACCCGGAACAAGGCCCACAGGAACAGGGCGTACTTGGTACTTGGCAGACCGTCTCGCTGGAGATCCCGGACTTCCTTGAACCGGTCCGGCAGGCCATCGACGCGTTCTTCAGCTTCCTCATCCAGATCCTCAACATCCTCATCGCCGTCCTTGAGATCCTCAAGGTGTTCGCCACGGGGCTGCTCGACCCTATCATCGCGATCATCGAAGCTCTGAGAGACCTCATCGAGACCATTCTCAACGACCTGCGCCAGCTGGGCATCTACATCCACGGCGACTTCTATGCCTTGCAGGGACCAGATTTCCAGGCCCTCCGCGGCGGCTACCTCGGCTACGAGGGACGGATGGTCGCGCGCCTGACCGACACCGGCGACCCGAACCGGCCCGACATCAGCGAGCTGTCCTCGTGCATCGCAGTCTTCCTGTTTGTCCAGGCGGACATCCGCGGCATCAACCGCATCGTCCAGCTGATCAGGAGCATCCTGGGGCTCTTCAACAGGCGCTACCCACTGCCCCGGATGCTGAACCAGGTCAGCAACGTGCAGGCGACCTACGGGTACGACGGCGCTACGATCTTCTCCTTCAACAAGGGGTTCTTCAAGGGCTTCGATCTCAACCGAACGGTCGATGACAACATCAACTCGCCGTACAACGCCGTGAACCTGACGTGGGAGATGTCGCCGATCCCGGGCGCGCCGTGGCCCGACACGCCGATTCTTCCGCCCGCCGGGTTCCTGGTCGAGATCAGTACCCTGGAGCAGCCGATCAAGATCGTGTGCGAGCGTCCCATCGAGGGGACGCTGGAGGAGATGGAACTTACGAACCAGCCCGCGAAGATCGAGGTGGTCGACTGCAGGGACGACGACGGGAACCCGATCCTCCTCCGCGGCGGAATCCAGCAACTCGATCTCCGCGGGGCCATCAACTGGAACGACGCCGTCAACTTCCAGGGCGAGCGCAAGCCCGATGCCGTGCGCGTCTACGGGATCAAGAACCTCTCCGACCAGGCCCCGATTCAGCTGTCCGACATGCAGGAGGGAGGTAAGTTCTATCTCCAGCGGACGTTCTTCGTGCCGTTCGGGCAGAACCTCTTCTTCCCCGGCAAGGGGTTCGGAGCGACCTTCAACTTCGACTCGATGCCGTTTGCTGCCGAGTGGGATCTCGGGTTCCTCAACCGCCTGCAGAGGAAGAACGACAACAGGCAACCCGAGGCGTACTTCGTACGAGTCCGGGCAGTCAACAAGTCGGTCAAGAATGCGACTGACTACTCGTTTCTCGTCGACCAGACGTCGCTCCGCGACAGGGACGGTCCCGTGCTCCCCATGGCCCGAGCGCCGGACGTGGACCTCAACGACGCCGGCCCGCCCTCGTCCGTGACCCGGATCCTGTTCCCGGACGCCAGCACGCAGCTCTACCTGCGGGCCGTGGCCGAGGCTCTAGCGATCATGGCCCTGAGCAGGAGCGACATCCCCGTCTTGCTCGGCAAGGGAGGTCCCGTGAACTACCCGCCCGGAGGCGGTGACGTGCTCGCCAGCGGGCTCATCGAGCCGTTCTGGCAGGCGTACGAGGACCACGCGCGCCTCGCCACGGGACTCGAGGAGGTCGCGAAGTTCCTGATGATCCAGGTCGTGGGCCGACGCTACGTCAAGAAGTTCTTCGGAGACGCCGGTGCATCCGTGCCCAAATTCCGTCGTCGTCTCTTCGTCAACTGCATCAACCTGACCAACAGGTTCCTCACGCAGAATCTCCCGCCGCTACCGGCCAGGCAGCTCGCGGTCGAGATCGCGGAGGACCTGCTCAACTTCCAGATCCTGTTCGACGACGGCGATTTCTTCGCCACGGTCGATCCCGCCTTCGCCGACACGACGCTCGAGGGGGGTTCGACCATGGAGCTTCTGCGTGGAGATGACATCCTGAACGGGGTGGCTCCGAATCCTCTCGCTCTGGGCATCGTCAATCCTCGAGGGAGTGACCGAGTGGCTGTGGAGACAGCGGATCGCACGGTCCTGGCTCGCGCTCCGCACTTCTTCTTCGCGGCGCAGGGGGATAGCAGCCGCGGACGCGGATCATTCGACATGGCGCCGGTCGTCTATTCAAGGCAAAACGCCCGACTCAATCAGATGGCGTTCTTCAGGAACCTCGTGCCAGACTCCGTCTACGTCGGAGCACAGTTCGTCCTCCAAGTAGCGGCCGGCCCCCAGGTGCGACCCCGCGAACGTGGTTGGATTGCCTTTCGCCTGTTCCCTCAGGGCATCCCGGCCATCGACAGATTCTTCGACCAGATCCTCGCTCTCCTCCGCTCCATACAGGCCGCCATCGAGTCCATCGCCGAGACCATCCGCCGCTTCATCGAGTATCTCCAGTCTCGGCTCCGCGAACTCCAGGCATTCCTCAACCGCATCAACGCTCTCATCCAGCGGCTCCTGCGGTTCTTCCTCAGCATCGTCCCGGCGGCCGGCCTCGTCGTCGTGGCTCCCGGGACCAACGGCGTGACGACGGCCCTCTTGGCGTCGCAGAACAAGCCGATCCCTCCGCCGAACCCGGCGGCCGACGCCTATGGGGGCGGGATCATCCTCTTCGCCGGCGGCATCCCCAATTTGGCCCTCGACGTGTTTAGAGCTCTCTTCAAGGGGGACACCTGATGCCGTTCAACTACCTCGGCACGATGCGCGAGGCGCAGTGGCGAGCTTTCCGAAACTGGATACTGACGGAGAGACGCTCGGTGGCTCCTCGCCTGCGCGTTATCGATGCGGAACTCCGACGTATCGGACGCATCACCGTCTTCTACAGGCGTGTCAGAGAGGTCATGCAGACTCCCGATGGTGCCGAGCTGGAAGTCGAGAACGTCACGGAGGAGCGCGAGGGATTCGTCGTCACGCCGGGATCTTCGCTGGAGAAGCTCGTCCAAGCATATGTGGCAGCTGGAGGCAACCCCATGAGCATCTCGCTGTGGTTGCAGCCGGACGAGGTGCAGTTCACGACGACAGAGGATCCTCAAGAGGACCCCGACGATGACCCCAACGAGGTCTTCACGGATCTCGGGCCTCCCTCAAATCCCGCCGATCAACCGTACAACGGAGTGATCGCTCCGCGAAGTACGGACTCCTACGGGGCGGGGGGCAGGTATCCGGGAGGATTGCCCACGTTCATACGGGATCCGTACACCCTCGCTGGCAAGTACTTCCAGCAGGGAGAGACCGGGGCGAAGGTCGCCATCAAGGCGGACCACGCGAGAAGATGGGCAGCACAGAACTTGACGGAACTCGGGGCGCTGGAACGACGTATCGTGAAGCTCATGGACCTCCGAGAGCAACTGACCCAGGAGAGAGACACTCTCATCCAGCAGGCCGTAGGTGGATCCGTCCAGAGCTTCCCCCTCCCGCCCGATCAGGACCGCTTCGCGAGAAATCTCCACCTGACCAGGATCGTATCCGAGATCGACCGCACCTTCTACGTGATCGGACCCGACGGAGAACCTGACTTCGACGCGATCAACCTTGGAACGCCCGAGGAGCCCACGGGCATCTCAAACTACGACACTCTTTTCCAGAATCCGGAGGGGACGGACCCGTTCGCTCACGGGTGATGACCCTATACCGAGGCACGAGACGAGCCGATGAGTTTCGATTTCCAGCTGGCCCACGCCTGCCCCCACCTCACGGTCGAGGAGGAGGTTCCGCTGGCCGCCGACAGGATGGAGCTGCGGACGCTCCAGCCGGTGGCGTCCTCGGCCCACATCAGGATCACCGCGAACGACGAGGTGACGATCCCACCCGCGGGTCTCCACAGCCGGGCGCAGCTCGCGGGAACAGTCAGCGCGCCGTTCAGGATCCTCAAGAACGAGAACGAGATATCGATCTCCAACAGGACCACGGCGACGCAGGACATCTCGTTGCCTGTCGGGACGAGGGTGCCGACGAGCGAAGTCGTGCGCGCCGTTCGGGCCGCGCTGCGAGATGCGAACACGCGCATCCAGGTCGAGGACGACGGGGCAGGGCATCTCCTGGTGACTGACTTCGCCGATGTCGGGAGGCTGTCTCGGATCTCCGTTCATGGGGCCGCGGCCGAAGCTCTCGGCTTCACCTTCCAGACCCAGGCTCGCGGGCGACAGGTCTATCCCCCCTGGGACTTTGCGGAGCGGGATATCGTCCGATCGACTCCAGGCCTGGAGAGCGTCAGGACCGTGCCCACGCGCTTCCCCAAGTTTCGCGAGCCAGTTCGACAGAATCCGGTGTTCAAGGTCTCCTACACCACTTACCAGTCCGAGTGCAGGCGATGCCAGTCGTTCGGGATAGAGAACGACTACCTGATCGCCGCCAGCGGGGGGCCGTTGACGGTGCAGAACGAGGACCTGCTCAATCAGGGAGTCCTTAAGATCCTTAGCACCATCAAGCGATCGAACCCGTTCCACCCGGAGTACGGGAGCATCCTTCTCACTCGTATCGGGACCAAGGCGCTCCTCGGGACGACGGCGACCGTCAATGAGGACGTCATCGCCGCGCTTTCGGTCTACCAGAGGCTCCAGGACATCCAGGGGCGTTTCCAGGAGATCACGGCACGGGAGAAGCTGGCGTCGGTCATCTCCATCAACACCTTCCCCTCCGAGTTCGATCCGACCGTGTTTGCGGTCGAGATTGTCGCGTCCAACGCGTCCAACGTCCCCGTCGTGATTACGACCGTCTTCGCGGCTCCCGGGACTGCGGCCCTGGCCGGCAGCAACGGTCTCTCTCTGGGACTGGAAGGCTTCGGTCTCGATCCGAGAACCAGGGCGCTCCCGGGTATCGCTGTGAGGTGATCGACCATGGTCTCCACTCCGAAGATCGCAGGACCAGACGGCATCTCGCGAGAAACGACGATTTTCTCGACGACCATGGTCAGCCGCTTCTTCGCGGGGAGCATGGACGCCGACACCGTGGACATGCAGATCAGCATCCGCGGTAACCCGTTCACGTCCGATCCAGACCTGATCGTCTTCGAGGGAAACACGTTCTCGTTCCCCAACCCAGCCGCGTTCCCGGACGGCCTCGATCTCGCCGCTGGCCTCAACGTGATCGAGGTACGCTCCATCTCGTTCGCGGGAGCCGTCTCTGCCCCAGCCCGGCTGGAGGTCACGCTCGTCCAGGACTCCGACATTGGACTGATCGGCACGCGTCCGACCAATGTCAGCGTCGAGCGTCGAGCCGACTCGGTCCTCGTACGGGTTGAGGGCGTCGCTGACTCGCGCTTCCGCGGCGTCAACTTCTACGCGTCGAGATTCCAGGGAGGAGGAGCAGTCGGTTACCAGCGAGTCAACATCGATGCCGTGAGCGACGCCGAGAACGTCGAGGAGACGACGAACATCGGGTCCACACAGGTGGACAGCTCCGTGGCGACCAATCCTGACGGGACTCCGGCCGCCGATCCACTGTTCGTCCAGGTACAAGAGACCCAGACGCGTACGTCGGACGTGATCGAGAACCTGGAGAACATCGTCCTCACGCCCGAGCTGGCCGCGGCAATCACGGAACAGGAGCAGGCCAACCTGCTCAAGACGGACTTCACGGTCGTCTACGAGGTCCCGGAGACGACCTTCACCATCAGGACGACTCTGTCGGTCGCCTCTGTCGTCTCGCGCAGGTTCTTCTCGTTCCTGCACAATCGCCAGTTCGGGCCCAACAGTACTCCTCCGACGGTGCCCATCGGCGAATTCGCCAGTACACCCATCACGGAACCCCTGTTCTATGTCGCCACGGCCATCTTCTTCGACGAGGGCATGCAGACGGAGATCGAGTCCTCGTTCTCGGCCGAGGTTGTGGGATTGCCCGTCTTGATCGACGCCACTGTCGGCACGTTCCCTGCCCCCGCGCGTCTTCAGATCGTTCAGGACACCATCGCGTCGCTCACGCGAACGACGCCCCAGCTGGCGGTCCAGCCCGGAGCTGTCATCCGGGACGTGTTCGTGGATCCGATCTCCAACGAGGTGGCACGCCTCAGACTCCTCGTCGACTTCACGTACCGCGTCCAGTCGTTCGACACTCTGCTGCAGATCGATGGCGTCGAGCCAGACGGGTCGTCCACGCCCGTCGTCAGGTCCGTCTACAAGCAGGCTCTCGGCAGGGTCTTCGGGATCGTCAACCCGGACGAGATCCAGGCGATCGTCGACGCGGCGTTCGATCAGCTGGCCAGCCGCAACAACGTGTTCCGCAAGGCCGGAGTTCGGGCGCGCGGGTTCGTCACGTTCTTCACGAGGCGGACTCCCACGGCGACCCTCTTCATCCCTCTCGGGAGCATCGTCGCCAGTGGGTCGATCCAGTTCACGACCACGTCGGACGCATCGATCCCGATCAACAACGTCGCATCGTTCTTCAATCCTGCCACTGGATTCTTCCAGGTCGACGTGCCTGTCGAGGCGGTCCAGCCCGGCTCGAGCGGGAATCTCGGGGCCGGACAGATCCGCACCATTGTCAGCGGCCTGAGCGGCCTGTCCGTCACCAACCGGAGTCCCACGTTCGGCGGACAGCCGCGAGAGAACAACCTCCAACTGTCCGTCAGGGCCCGACGAGCCTTGGCCGCGGTCGACAGCGGTACCGAGCTGGGGACGCTCCAGGTGGCCGCCGACGTCGCCGGGGTCGAGGACGCGCGCGTCGTGTCTGCCGGGGACGCCGTCATGCAGAGAGACTTTGACACAGACTTCGACAAGCACGTTGGAGGCAAGGTCGACGTGTGGGTCAGGGGAGAGTCTGGGGGTCGGGTCACCGACTCATTCGCCTTCACCTTCGAGATTGCCGAGGACGTGCAGTTCGTGGTCATCGGGAATCCGCTCGACTTGGTGTTCAGGGCGCTCGATTCAAACTTGTCCGGGTCCAACCCCATAGCCGAGATGCTGGACGACCCTGCTCTCGGCCTTGGTTTGCGCAACGCCACCACGGGCAGCTTCTTCGACCTCACGGACGTCCAGATCCTCGACTTCAACACGATCCAGCTGTCCAACGGCGTGGGCCAGCCGACCGTGACGCTCGGCAACATCCTCCTGGGGGACTACAGATACGTCACCTCGACGCGTTTCGTACTCCCCAGGCAACCCGTCATCGATGTCGTCAGCGTCACGGGCCAGATCTCTGGAAATCTTCCGCAGGAGAACTGGACCTTCGTGCAGCCGGATGATCCGCTTCTCGACGGCCGGTCCGTGCGCGCGCGGTCCTACATCGACATCGTGCAGGTCAACGGAGTCCCCAGTGGCAGTCTCATCGCAGTGTCCGGCGAGCAGCACATCCTCATCGGCGAATTCAATGAGCTTCTCCTGAATCTAGGAGCCAACCCGCTCACGGTCGCCGTGTTCAACCTGGACAGGACCGTGGTGTTCCGAGGCCCAGAAAATCCTAGTGGTATCTCCGACTACCTGATCGTCCCGGGTACGCAGACGTCCGCCCTGGCGATTAGACGCACGCCGAACAGCCAGATCGCCAGCGGTCAGAGCGTCCTGGTCGACTACCAGCACGTCGAGAACTTCACGGTCGCGTACGACACCAACTTCGTCATCCCCACCGTCCAGGAAGCCGTCGATGAGCGCAAGCACCTCACCGCGGACGTCCTCGTCAAGGCCGCGGTCCCTGTCCCGACGGACGTCACGGCAACCGTCGTGGTCCGGCAAGGAGTCCGAGTGAGCGCGGTCGACACCAACGTGAGGACGAACCTGACATCGTTCCTCCGCGCGCTATCGATGGGCAGATCTGTCCGTCAGAGCGACGTCATCGCGGTCATCGACAACACGAGGGGCGTGTCCTACGTCCAGTCCCCCCTGACGAAGCTGGCCAGGTCCGGGGGTTCCCTCGTCGTTCGCGAGTCCGTGCCCTCCACCTCGGGAGATGTCGAGGTCCTGCTCGGGAACACGGACGTCCCGTACTCGACCACCACCGTCAAGACCTGGCTGCTCAAGGACCCTCTCAACAACCCCACGACGAACGGAGGCGGTGACGGTTCCCTGTTCCGGGGCGTCTTCCAGGACGATCTCTCCATGACACTCCAATTGTCGAACCCGCAGAGCCTGAGCCAGCAGGCGGGTCGCGCCTTCCTCATCGGCAACGATGGTCTCGTCATCCCCAGCTTCAGCGATGACGCGACGATCCAGTCCGAGTTCCCGGCCGCCAACACCGCGGCTGAGATCCAGGCGATCCGACAGCAGATGACGGCGAACAGAGTCCTCGTCTCGCTGGACGCTGAGGACAGGCCACAGCTCCATGCCTACACCGTGACATATACCGTGGCCTCGGTCGAAGACCGCGTGCAGGATATCGAGGCCAGCGAGCTGGAGTTCTTCAAGGCGGGGAATTTTCTGTTCACCTACGCGGAGGACAGGCGCCTTGGTTGACGAGAAGAAACCTCCGATCATTCCCAAGCGGCCGTATCTGCCTTTCACCCGTGAGCAGAATCCTGCTCCCGTTCCCGTGTCCGGTCAGCAGGGGATCAGGACACGTCGGGATGTCGTCGACGCTGTCCTTCGGACTTTCCAGCAGGTGCTGCCCTCCAACTACGTCTCGACTGTGCCGGGACCATTCTATGTCTTGCAGTTCCAGGCGGCGGCAGAACAGATCGCGAATCTACAACTCACCCTGGAGGACATCAGCCTCGAGTCGGACGTGGACTTCGCCAGGCCAGAATTTATCTGGCAGATGATCGGGACGCTGGTTTTCCCGAACCTGCGCAAGGCCCCTGTCGGTCCTCCCGAAGTAGATGGCGATCTCACCTACCGCGAGTTCCTTCGGCGCATGATCGTCCTGCTTCTCCAGGGCGCCACGGAGGAGACCGTGCAGGAGGGACTCACCCTGCTCACCGAGGCCGTCGTCGAGGTCATCGCCAAGGTCGACTTCAGCGACAGGCCCATCTCCGCGTGGGGATTCGGAGAGCAGCACGAG